AGGATAAATCTTATTCCGGAAGTAAGCGAAGAAGATCTCCTGATGAATATGATTCATGTTACAGAACAATTTGCAGAAACTGAAACAGAGCTTATGCAAGAAGAGCTTCGTTTTATGAAAAACGGGAACGAAGCGGTAGATGCCTCTTGGAAAGAAAAGGTAAGGACAAGTTTTAGAAAGTTGGCTGAAGTTCTTAAGACAGTGATAAATAAGCTTATTATATTTGTAAAGAGCATTTCAAGCAAGATAGCTGGACTGTTAGAACAAACGCAAGCAAAATGGGAGAAAATGGGGGCCGAAGCAAAAGTAAAGCGTCTGCTGGCTTCTCCTGGAAGCTACGTTTTTAATAAGGAGCTTTTTGATTCTGATTTTGCTAATCGCAATTATGGGTCAGTAAATTGGGCAGACTATAAGCTAGAATCCAAGATGCAGCTTATAACTGGAAAGCTGCGAACTCATTTTGGAGATACAAAAAATATCTTAGCCGGTGGTTTAGACGACGACGAAGAACTCTCTAAAGCTATGGACGAGATTACGGGTACCGATGACAAAAATATAAAAGGTTCTCAGCTTCAGGACTATCTTAGCGACAACCTAAAGAAATGCGGCACAAACGTTCTGGTGCTTATCAAAGGGGCCTCTGCAGGAACATTGTCTAAAAATGTGGCTAACCTTACCAGGTATCTTGACAGTGTTTCTGATGCTATTAAACGTTCTTATACCAAAGCTAATAGTGACTTCAATAGTGCTTTTGCTAGCCAAGACGAAGAACGCATCAAAGACAATATGGAGATTCTTAAAGCTTGTCGCTCAGGGACTGCCACCGTTGGAAAGTTAGCCGCACGAACGAGCAGAATAGCTAACGCAGTAGTTTCTAACAGGGTAGAGATCGTCAGTTCTTTTCTGAGTCTTTGGAGTCGTGCAAAAGAGACTAAAGACGACACTGAGAAGAAAGAGAAGCCAAAGAATACCACAGAAAAACCTGCTAAAGAGTCTGCTAATATAATTCACGATGACAGTTTTGTGTTTTAGAAAAAAAAAGAAGATACCATAATGGTATCTTCTTTTTGTTAGCCAACATTTAAGGCTATACTCCTTGTTATCACGTTGGATCTGGACAAGGCATTATTAGCGGTTTTCTTAAAACCTATGTCCATAATGTCATAGACTGGATATATCTGTGCAGGCTTTTCTTGGCGGTAGCGCAATCTTCCAGTTATCTGCGTCAGCAAAATATCTGAAGTATTAGGCACCGTAAGTATCATACCATCAAGAGTCGTGTCAGTAGCTGAATCTAGGCCTTTTTCTGTGGCAAAGATAATGTTCCTGGTAAGCTCAATATTGCGGACCTTAGCGGCCACGTCTCCTGTGAAGTTACCGACGGATAATTCCGGAAAATCTTCTTGGAAATTAATAAACATTTTTCGTATTATAGCCAAGCTGCCTATAACCACGGCTATGTGCAAATTTTTTGCTTCATTATTACTTTCGGCTATTATTTCCTTTACAGCATCGTAGATGCCATGTAACATTGCGTAGTACGATTCTCCAACACTTTCTATATAGCTGTAGTATGTAGCGCTCTTGACTCCCCTGTCCTGCGAGAACTTCTTTACCCAAGCATCCGAAGGTGTTGTCTTATAATGCCGTTTCCTATACGTCACGAATTTTCGTGTATCAATATTGTTCGTATTAGCAAAAGATTTATGAACAGGTATAACCTTGTTTATCATCTTTGATTCGCTGAAATCAGTTCTACCAAGAGTCGCTGTAAGGTACAATGTAAATTTTGGGCGAGTATACATAGCCACTAAAAAAGTAGCAAGAAGCTCAAGATGCGCTTCGTCTACTACATTTATGCCTATGCCAAGAGTCTGATACATGCGTTCTATCGTTTCAAACGCCATATTTTTAGAAGCAATAGACACAAAGGTCTTTTCAACAGTTATGAATATCTTATACTTATGAGCATTAGCCATTATCTTCTCAAGAGAGCCTGAACCTTGGATTATACCTATTTCTTCACGTTTTATGTCAGTAAACGCAAGAATGTCTTTGATCCAGGGGTTCTCTATCATAGTCAGCTTTTTGACAAAAATATTAGCCTTTAGGCCCATGCGAGCTATAGCTAAAATAGCCAAAAAAGTCTTTCCTTCTCCAACAGGAAGATCAAGGGCTTTTACCGGTTCATCAAAAAAGCGACCGTTAGGGAAAAGAAATTTTACAGCACGCTCTTGTAGTTCAGAACGAGGTGCCGCATTTAGAACGATAGCTGGTCTTTCTGGAGTTACAGAATCAGTTTCATAGATTGGAATTTCTTGAAATATAGACTTTATGACGCCGTAAGGCACAAATCTAGGAATAGACACTATAATATTGCCTTTCTCGTCAACTCTCGTGACCATTCCTCGCCATAATACCCTTGGAAAGTTTGCGTAGTCATCATAAACAGATAGACTCTTAGCTAAAATGTTTTTCTCTTCAGAAGAGGGGTTAACAATATCTATACGAGTGTTTCTGGCTTTTATCTTTCCGGCTGTATGTGACGGAGGAAAAAAAGAAGGGCAGCTTTTGGCCGCTCCTTCTTGAATAGCAGGTATTGGACTACGCGGCTGCATCTTTTTTCTTACCTTCTAAGGAAGGGCTAAGATCTGACGGATATTCTTTACGAAGATCCACGACTTCATTGGCCACGGTAAGGCCTTCTTCTTGTTCTTTTTCGTCTTTTTTATTCATCTTTTCCCTCCTTAGCAGGGTCGTCAGGTTTTACATTAACGAGTTTGTCGAAGGCATCAATCGCCTTGGAAAAGATCTGTTTAGCCACATGGCCGCCTATGGTCTTTCCTAATTCTTCGGCCTGGTCCTCAATTTGTTTGCTGTGCTTTGCACGGGGCATTTTATTCTCCAACAGTTGAAGGATCGAAACTCTGGGGCATAATACGGCCACCTGTTGGGACGTCGCTAGGTTCTTCTGGTGGCTCCGTACTGTGGTCAATAGGGATCTCTTCCTTCTTTGAAGAAAGAGCACTATTAAGGCGACCAAAGACGGACTTACCAACAGCTGAAAGAGCTAATTCGGTTTCTGGGAGTTGAGGCTTTTTGTCTTCTTCTAATGAGCGTTTCTTTGAAACTTGTAACATATATTCCTTAAACAAAAAGTCGGTCAAAAATACCGGCTTTAGTCTTTAAATAGGTTTTTGTTGAGTTGATTTGTTTTTTAATCTGCTCAAAAGCAAAACTAGTTGAGAGAGCTTCATTATTCATAATGGCCTCTGTTATGCTTGCTACTTGAAGGTCAAGGTTTTCTTTTTCTTCACTGAAGTCTGGGCGCTGATTTGTGCCAGCTTGAGTAAGAAGATTAGCCAGGATAACCTCGGCATGGACTGATGCAATACCTATCTTGCTGTCATTAAGACGGTCAAGAAATGAGTTAAGGATTCCGCATATGTCGTTGCCAAACCCGTCATGGTCTGATTGGCTTAAAAGGTCTATAATACTTGTTAAGGTAGAGCTGAGCTCGACGTTACGCATCTTTATGAAGAAGCAACTAATACTTTGATCTGGTTCAATAGTAATAGACTTACTTTCTTTGGCGTATTTCTTAACCTCTTCCTTACGAAGGAAGAGCTTTTTAGGAGAGACGAAACGCACAAGGCGATTTCTTATTTTGGCGGTTACCACCTTTGTATAAAGGTCGCCTTCTTCGTCTTCGGCTATATTAGCAACATCTATAACGATTTTGCCATTTTCAAGAGTTGGATAAATAGAATCACGATCTAAGAAGAATGCTGAGCCAAAATCTTCCGGCCAGTCTACTTTTTCTGTTTTTGCCATAAGCAAATGTTTAGAGCTCAGAAGCATCTGAGTAAGAGGATCTGTAAGCAGCAATACTGCAGCTATACCCACATGATAGTCTTTGTTGAATATGGCTAATTTGCCATAACACCGTTTGCATATACCTGTTTTGCAGTTGCAAGTTATAGGGCTGTATATACCAATTTTTGTTCCTATAAGATCTACATCTTTTTCTGTTATAACATGACCATTTTCTGTAACACGTCCTTCAAGACGTTTAAGCGTCTTAGCGTTCTTTATTTCCACAGGTATAGTGAATTTTGTGTCGCAATATTCTTCTTCAGAAAGAGTACTTTTTAAAGTTAAAAGCGACAGCTTACGAGCCATATAGCCCGAGAGTTTTACTTGACAGAAATTGATAAGCAAGGCTTTTCTAGCGCCTGTTGCGCATGTAAGAAAATCCTTTCTGTTTCTTAGGCCTCGGATAAAAGATGTGTTAATAGGATCTGGGTTAACCATCCCTTCAATATCTGGTTTTAACCCGACATTAACGATGCTTTGGCCAAGTTGCCGTTTGCTAACAGCTTCGCCTTTAATAAGCTCTTGATACGAAGAAGGAGTGGAAGATAGAAAAGCAAGCATTTCATCTACTTTTGTTTCTACCATCTTTTCTATTTCGTTAAGTTCAAGACCGTCGGGAATTTCAAAATGTAAAAGATCGTAAAACTCTTTGTGTTCTTTGGCGAGTCTGCCAAGTTCAAAAAGACTTATAGACGACCCTCTTAGAGAGACTACGCGCGCAGTATCATCTGAAAGTTCCACAATGCTCTGGCTTATACCTTCTTTAAGAGGTTTTATATCATCTCTTTTCTCTTCATAGATACGAGAAATTTTGTCGATATAATCGTTAAGATCTGTGGCTTCGCGACTGTCGAAAAAGTAGACTAGTTCTATCTTTATTCCAGCATGAGCCAGAATACGCAGAAAATAAGAGGACACAAGCATCTGTCCTAGACTGAATTCTTTGGATTTTGCCCCTTGATGAACAGTGCACATTTCTTGCTTTCGTCGGCTCATAAGAGACGGCGTAAGAAGGTATTCCCTCAGCGAGCTAAGATAGCCGTCGATGGATCCATCTTGTGTATTTATCTTGTCAAGCCAGATTTCTGTTATCATAATTTTCCTTATATGAGCAAAATTTAATATAAGAACGATTTATACACAATAATCGAATACCACATTCTTGTTGCTCATAAGCTGTTCATTGTCAGTTTCGATTCCATGATCTTTAAGAAGAATCATGTTGAGCTCTTCTTCCATGAATTCCCGATTGTGGCTTATAAGAAACACTTGTTCTACCTTTAACTCGTCTGTTTGTTTGCGCAACAAAGAAACAAAGTCACGACGTTTCGTGGCGTCCAAGGCGCCATCTACCTCATCCAAGTAAAGAACGTTATAGCCGCCCAATGCTTTCTGGATGATCGCAAAACTTAAAGTGCTTTTAGTAAGGGATATCTCGGCTCCGGAACCAAGAGTGATATCGTCAAGAACGCTTCCATTACTCTTTTCAACAGGTATTGCAAACTCTGTTTCGTTCACTATGAACTTTCCTAATCGAAAGTCCCCTTTAAATGCAATTTCAAGAAGCGAATTAGCTTTTTGGCGTATGTCTTCCAAATATACTTCAATAAGGTGGACGGGGATTCCTTTTGTGGTGTCTGTAGCCTGGCGGACAACCTCAATTTTCTTGAACTTGTCTTGAAGCAATTCCAGTTTGGCTTCGGTGTCTTTTCGGGTTTCTATCTGATGGCTTATGCCTGTCTTTGAGGAATTGAGGCGTGCAATGGCTTCTTTTAGAGTTTTAATCTTAGCGTCCACTTGAATAAGCTTTTCCCGTCCTTCCTTCACGTCTTTAATATACTTTTCCATTAAAGCCGCTTTAGCTTCAACAGCGACAAGGTCTTTTCTTTTTTCAGCTAGTAACGAAATGGTGCTTACCTGAGTTTTACAAGCCAACGAAGAAGCTTTATTGTCTCGTATTGTTTTCTCGTTTTCATCTAAACGAGTTTTAAACGGCGCTATTTCATTTTCAATACTTGCTAATTCAGAATTTTTGGAGGCTAATTGCTGCTTAAGGTCGTCTAATAATTTTGCTGATTCGCTGATGGCCTTCAACCGTTCCTGAAGATCAGAAAGCTTCTCTTTAGCCGCAGCAAAATTAGTTTTGTGGTTAACACAGTCATCCACATGCGCAATATCGAATACTTCTATTACTTTAGTTTCAGGAGCGTCTAACAACAAGAAGTACTGGTCAAAATCAATCACCAGATCATAAATTTTTGGTATCTTCTGTAATGGCTTGCTGTCTGAAAATTTTGTGGCTACACTTTTCTGGTAGTTTTCTTCATAGGTTTTCAAGAACCCAAGTTTAATGGAGCTATCGCCATCGTTAGCAAGGATCTCTTCTCGTTCTTTTTTTGCGGCTTCAAGATCTTCTTGAATATGTTTTAACTCTGCCGAAGAGCCTTTGCAACCTACAGCATTAGCAATAAAGGGGCATGTATCGATTTTGCATGATGCTGGGCGAACAAATAAAATTTTTTCTGTCTCAGCGTTTTTTTCTAGTAAAGGGATGCGCCCTTCAAGCGTGCTTATACGTTCGCTACTTTTTTCCAACCTTCTAGCAGAAGCTATAAGCTTGAATAAATAATCATTAGCCTCTGCTTTAGATGCGAAATGTGGAAGACCCGCAGATTTGAAAGCTTCTCGTTGAGAATTTAAGAAGAACCGAATATTCATTGCACTCTTTTTAAGCTCATCCATTTCAGCCGTGGTCATAGAATTAAACCGGCTGTAGATAACACCTGGGTACTTTGCTTTTTCTACAATAAGATCGCTTATTTCTTTTTCTTTAGCAGTGATAGCTACTTTTAACCGTTCTAGCAGAGATGTTTTGTCTTCCATAGAAGCTATCTTGGACCCAAGACTCGTCTTTTCTGTAGAGACAGCAACCATCTTTTGTTGTAATCCTTTGGTTTCTGTAACCAGTCGAGCGCGTTCTTCGCTAGCTCGGAGAACCTCTGCATCTGCATTTTCGGATTTCAACAGAAGGGTTTCTGTGGTTTCTCCAGGAAGTATGGCTTGCTCCATATTCTTTATACTTTTCGAAAGATCGTCTGAAGTCTTTGAAAGAGGGTTTGCACCTGTGCGCGCAAATTCACGAAGCTCTGGAATACTATTGCTAGTTTCGTTCAGTATAGTGTCTACAATACTTTTTGCAGCGCCATATTCCTGGTTAAGGCTCTCTAGCTGGCCATTGCATTCTTGAAGCTGGCTGTCTAACTGTACTAAAGCAATTGCGCACTCTTCCGCAGGACGAAGCTTTATAAGCTCATCACCAAAGGTGCCTATGATCTTTTTCATAGCGGTATATTTTTTAGTAACTGTTTCGTGCATAATAAGAAATGGTTCAATATCAGGCAGAAAATTTGCAATAAAGCTTTTTCTTTGGCTTTTTCCGTAGTCGATAAAATTCTTTATGCCGCCGAGCCGGCCAACAACAAAGAAGTCTTTTGTTATAAGAAGCTTTTCTCCTATAGCTTCTATATACGAAGTCTTCCCTCCATTCGGGTTTAGATTGATCCAGTCATTTTCTTTTTCCATCTGGCCATTGTCCTTCAAGACATACAGAAAGCATTTTTCTGTAGGACGTTGACCATTTTTTCCTTCTGACGGATAAATTATTACGCACTTATAAATATGGCCATCATCATGTTGTATTACCAACCGTTTTATGCCTTCTTCGCCAGCGCGTATAATATCGGAACGGTTGTCGTTATTACCGGGAAATGGCTGCAATGAAGAAAGAAGAGTAGTTTTTCCAGAAGCATTCTCGCCGAATATAGCAACAAATGGCGAGTTACGGCATTTTTCAAAATCGAGGCTAAGCTCTGTTAGGTTCATTCCGGCATAAAAGCCTTCAAAATTTTTAAAGTATGCTGAAAGGTATTTCATATTTTCCTAGTGGTTGAGGTTCTGAGAAAAGATAATTGGAGAACAGGAGACTGGCAGATCTATGCCGAATTTGGTAGGAGCAATCATCTTATTTTGAAGTTTTGCCATAATAAAGGATGGTAGAAGATTTAGCTCAGCAAGAAGAGCGCGGGTGTGTGCTGGTAAAAGCTCAAAGGCTGAATAGTTGAATTCTACGAAAACGGAAGAGTCTCTTAAGATAGTCTCATTAGGCAAGTTTAGAGGCCGTATGGCTAAATCGATTGGCAATACTGGCCCATCAATAAACAAGGCGCCCATATCAAGAGTTTCTGTCTTTGACAGGCCATCGTACGGTGTGCACCAAGTTATTTTGGAAGAAGAAAGAAAACTGAGCCAATTGAATTTGTCGGCGTTTTCGTTTATCGGAAAATCTGCAACATCCAAAAAAGAATCTATGGTTATTATTTCTTTAGTGTAGACCCCAAACGCAGATAAGGCTTGGACACCAGAAATAATTGGTTTAGCCCCTACGGAGCTAAACATCTTTAGAATAGTTTCAGTAACACTAGAATTATTATAAGCTACAAAAAAATTTAAATCAAGGACAACAATAGACCTATTATATTTTGGCATACTTTTTCCATTGGTGAATTCATTATAGAGTTTACCCTAGTAAATATGACAAAATAATAGTGGCCTCAACGGATATCTCCGTTGAGGCCGATGTTGGGTTATTGAATTAATCTAGCTAGCTCTATATAAACTGCTCGTCCGTCATTCTCTAGCACTGACTCAAAGGAATATTCATTGTTTATTCCTGAAGAAGTCATAGCGAAAAGAATATTGACAACGAAGAATGGACAATATTCGAGCATCAGAAAAGCAGGTGCCGAATAGAGCTTAGCTACTTCACCCAGAATACTTCTATAGGTCACATTAGCAAGACGCTTGTATGTCTCGCTTATGGCCTTTACAAATGACGTCATATCAGTATACGCACCAGCTGGTATTTGTTGGTCAACTGCTTGTACTGCCTGTTTGCTTGAGCTTCCAATAGATTTAGCGGCTATATCATTGACAGATTCAGCTTCAGGACGACCGACCACTCCTAAAAGGAAGAACTTAGCGGTAAGATAACGTAATTGATCGAGAAAAAGCTCGTTGGCCGAAATCGCATAATTCTTGTCAAGTATCTTGGTAAAGATTCTCGAATAGATTCTGGAAAGCGCCGTAAGAAGCTTTGTGCTGCTCATTATAGAAGATTCTTGAAGTTGCATACGGTTCATGACAGAACCGCCTAGCATTAATCCAAAAAGAGTTTTAGGATAAATAATTAGATCTTTAGATTTCTTGTCATAGCGTGCTCTAACTGTAAGATCAACAACAGTTACCATCCGTCCATCATACGGAGCCATCCACATAGGGACAAAAGGAGGGATGCTTCCCAATGCTGCGGGATCGAAAACAGGAACGACAATTCCATCTTTGTAGTCAGTGACTACACGATTCTTCAATGGTCTTATTTCCTTCTTGGCAATATTCTTAACAGCGTCTTCAAGGCTTTCGGCTGGAACCATAACACTTCCGACATCAAGCGATGATATAAGATTACCTATATTAGCTAAGGTCTTGTTGTCTATTGCTACGACATCAGAAAGTTTGCGCACGACGCCCTCGTTGTTAAAGGAAAGGACTAATTTAATGTTAGCAATATTCTTCTGTCAAAACAGAGAATTAGCACAATTTTAACAGGAAACACTCATGCTTAACAAAAAAAAATTGGACAACAACTACTTTGTATTAAATATAGGGGATATCCATTTTAGCAACAATAACGCCGAAAGAATATATAATGAGCTAAAATCTTCTCTCTTAGATTTCATTGAAGACAACGGCGATTCTATTGATATGGTTGTTGTGACGGGCGATTTATTTGATGCAGAGCTAAAGGCTAGCTCTAATGCAAGTCGTTTTGCCTTCTCATTTGTGCGTCTACTAAATGAAAAATGCCATGAGTTTAATATTGCTCTGCGTTTGGTAAAAGGCACAGCCACGCACGACTGTGGACAGATGGAGACGCTTTCTGTTCTTTTTGACGATACCGGGCTATGCCGTGTGATTACACAGGTGGAGACTGAAGAAGTTTTCCCTGGGTTCAAAGCGTTGTATATTCCTGAAGAATATCCTAAAGATATGAAGGCATATTATGCTGACACTGTGTTCGGAGTAGCTGACGGCACTTACGATTTTGTTTTCTTTCATGGAACGATGGAATTCCAAGCGTTTTCTAATCAGACTATAGAAAGTGAAAGACCCATTGAAAGCGCTCCTGTGTGGAAATGCGCAGATATGATGCGTATATGCCGAGGTGTTGTAACTGGCGGGCATATCCATACTCCGTGCAATTATAAAGAAAAAATCTTCTACCATGGTTCGTTCTCTAGAGAAGCTCATGGAGAAAAAGATTCTAAAGGCTTTAATGTGTATGATTATCTACAGGGGTCGGATTTCAAGCTTATTCGCGTCGAAAATGACTTAGCACCTGTGTTTAGTGAAATTTACATGGACGAACTTATTATCGAGAGTGGCGGAAATGCAGAACTTTTGCTTAAAATTCTTGAATCTGCCGTAGAAAGCCCTAATATTCGCTATAGAGTTTCTATGAACCGTGAATTGAAGCGTGAGAATCCAGTTATTTATAAAACGATAACTGAGTTTTTATCTGGCAAACGCAACGTTATTATAAAAGAGTCTATTGAAAGAAGAACCAAGCCTGTTGATGGAAGCTCTTCTTTAGAGTCTGCTAATGACAAAACAGTAGAACTAGAAGACAGGCTAAAATTTTTGTCTGACAAGTCGCTCTCACCGACCTGTAAAATAGCTAAGTATGCCTCTGAAGTTCTAGGTTACCAGATGACCGAAGAAGATGTTCAGATGACAGTAGCAGAAGAGAAACTTTAACACATAAGAAAATATGACCGCCAATAATACGCAAAAACGCAGAGCAATTCCTCAAGTGAAGAAACGGAGCATTACAGAAGAAAAGCTTAAAGCTCCTATGTCGTTTGAGCTGCTTGAGCGTATTCTTGTATATTTGCTTTATTACCGACCTCTCGATACGGCATTTGTTGAGCAGATAGGCCAGCTTTTTGATATTATTTCAGAAGATTCTTTAAATCTCTTTGAGGAAAGAAAACTTCGAGCGGAAATGATAAAGCGAGCCTTAAAGGCTTTGAGAGAAGAGGGTCTTACGGATCCTAAATTAGTGGTAGATTATATTTTAGCTTCTTCAGACGCCCCAGAGTATGAAACAGTTATAGGCGAATTGCAACAGCAGTTCGAAGATGACCAACAAGGTCTTTTTAGCGAAAAAAATATTGAGTACATTTCCTCGCGAGTATCGAATGTTTTGCAGTATGGTATGTTGTACAGTCAGAAAGACAGTCTTAATGCTATACTTCAACGTCTTAATACAGGAGATGTCGGCGACCTTAAGGATGTAAGCCACGAGTTTTCTGAGGCATCCCAAAAGATAGTGTCTGATATGCAACGAGCCGAGAGTTCCTCTGGGCAGCAGCGCGGATATATTTTTGGGTCTGACTCTTACAAGCAGAGTATAAAACGTACTCTAGATGACTTAAAAAAGCCTTCGGCATTTATAAAGACGGGTATCCGCGAGTTTGATCGTTTTCTTGGTGGCGGGTTCAGGAGCGAAAAACACTATGTATTTCTGGGTGCTCCTGGCACTGGAAAAAGCGTTCTTTTGTTAAATATAATGACATGGGCGATAAAATTTAATGAACATATCGCAGAGGACATAAACTCTGGTCTTAAGCCGCTTGTATTGTTTGTAACACAAGAGAATTCTATTTCTGAGACCGACGAGCGCATGTACAGTATAGTAGCACCAGAAGATTCTAATATACGCCCGTTTCATGAGTTAGCGCCAGACGAATTAGACGAGATTTATGCAGCACACGGATGGGGCACTTCAAAGATACACTATGCTATTGAATACAGAGGAAACAAGGAAATAAGCACAGGCGACTACGATGCGCTCATTGACACGTACGAACGAAAAGGATACAAAGTAATTCTGGCAATTCATGATTACATAAAGCGCATAAGACCGAAGGTTTCTGCAAATGATATACGGCTTGATTTGGCTGAAGTAGTTAATGACGAAGTTGTTATTGCCAAAAACCGTAAGATACCGTTTATTACAGTTATGCAGCTTAATCGTGAAGCTATTGGAAAAATTGAAGAAGCCAAACGGTTAGGAAAGTCTTTAGAGAATTCTATTAATGCATCATATATTGGTGAGTCAATTGGAATATACGAAAACACAGATTTTTGCGCGGTGTTATTGCCCTATGAGGACCCAGTAACAGGAAAAAAGTACCTCTGCCTTTCAAGAATTAAAAGTCGCTATAAAATTGTATACAAAGGCGATTTTATAGGGGTGCCTTTTATGCCTGAGTCTATCTGCATGGAAACAAATTATGGGGTGACCACTTCTAATGTTATTGAGACGTTAGGAGACAATCTTAAGGAATACAATCCAGCTCGCACCACCGGAAAGCAAGTGCCCTCTGGGCGTAGCCCGGTGCCAAAGACCAGGTTTCAAGAATGATGAAGGCGTCGTTTATATATTAAACGATAGAGCAAAAGATCACATTCACGATAAGAAGGAAAAATGGAGACAATTAAAGAACCGTCTACACACGAGTTTTTAGCCGAAGAGTTGCTTATTCCATGTGTTAATCGCACCGACTCAGGGCGTGTTGCCATGTTTTGCCAGCATCTGGTTCAAAGTGTTGTGCTGACAAATCCTGAACGACCAAAGATATTTACAAGATTCGAGAATCAAGTTGGCGATGTTTCATCAGGGTTTATTCAAGCCAAAGAAAATTTTGTTGTTAAAAGAATATTGCCTAGGAGCAATAGTTTCTATTCCATTATTGGCGAATATGCCGACGGTCGTTTAGATATCTTCAATTTTAAAAAGGCCACAAATCTTTCAGAGAACTATGGCTACTGTAACAATTTTCCAGATATAGATTTCTGGGAAGAAGGGCAAGAGATAGAAAAAGATGCAGTTCTTTCAGCAGCAAACTGCTATGACGATTACAATAACCTAATGATAGGGACCAACTTAAAGACGATTATATATTCTCACTACGGAATGACCTTTGAGGATAGCGTAGTTATTTCCGAGACAGCAGCAAAGAAACTTTCACACACAACCGTGTCTGAGTTCTTTGTTCCAGTTAACTCAAATGATGTTTTAGTGAATCTTTACGGCGATGAGAACGAATACAAGGCGTTTCCAGATATCGGAGAAGAGATCAGAAATGGAATGCTTTGTGCAAGACGACGGATAGTGAACACCACTATGCTTTCCAGTCTGAATAATGCTGCCTTGAGAAGACGTTCGAGCACTGATACAACCATCTATGCCAAAGGTGTTATAAGCGACATTTATGTATATAGCAACAGAGACACTAGCGAGTTTATTGACCCATCTGTGTCACAATTAAAGAGCTATCTTGATCGCCAAAAAGAGTATGACACATCTTTAGAGTCTGTACTAGCCGAGGCTCAGGCAGAAGGAAAGCTTACTGATGATGCAGCATATTACTACACACGTTCTAAGGATAGTCTTGATGAAAATATCGACTGGAAATCCGAGAACGCCTTTGATAATGTGATTATAAAGTTTACAATAACCTACGAAAAACGCTGTACCAAAGGCAGTAAAATAACTAACCGTTCAGGAAATAAGGGAGTCGTGGGGCTTATCCTTCCTGATGATCAAATGCCAGAAACTGCGGATGGCCGCAGGGCAGATGTGTGTATGAACCCTTTAGGAATTATTAACCGTCTTTCATGGTCTACTCTCTATGAATTAGAACTTACGGCTATAGCCGAAGATATACGGTCAAAGAATTGCAATAAAACATATGAAGAAAAATTAGAAGTCGTATATGACTTTTACAAGGCTCTTAATTACAGCCAGTATGAAAGTATTTGCGACTTTTATGAAGCATGTAACGAAGAAGAACAACATTCCTTTGTTGACAGCTTCTTTGAAGAAGGCATGCCAATGTATATGCCTCCTTTCTTTAATAATATTACTTTTGACGAGCTAATCGAGCTTTATGACAGGTTTAATGTTGGCCTGACAAAGTTCAAAGGTATTGAAAATCCGCTTGTGTATGGCGAGATTTACTTCATAAAATTAAAGCACGAGCCATCATCCAAAATGTCAGCCCGCAGTTGCGGACAAATAAATATGAAAGGTGTACCCAACAAGACGAACCGCATGTTTAGAGCCGGTATGGCTCCTTACAGCTCGCCTCCAATACGTTTTGGAGAACAAGAGCTTCTTAATATTCTACTTTGTTTGGATAATGATGCGGTCTTTGATACATTAGATTTTCATTCGTCTAATAAGGAAGACCGTAAGACACTTATACAGCACCTTTTAACTAAATCTGAAGATGTTCCTGTAGAAGTGACAAAAAGCTCTACAAACACAGTTAAAGATCTTTTGAAAGCGCATTTTACGGTTCTTGGTCTTGAACTAAGGCCATCAGACGAAAATGCTCCAGAAAACGTTGTCTCCACACCTGCGAAGGCTGAATAAGCCGGGTACCCCTATCGTAAGATAGGGGTATTCTTTTTTATATTAAATAATAGAAAAATACTAGAATGTTCTGGTATATCTCTTAAACAATTCATACGAGGTTAATATGAAAAACATTAATTGTGCAATAGCACTGCTTATTGCAGTATTCTCTGGGCTTATGCTGTCATGCAGTGAAAGTTCAGAACGAAGCCCTACGGCCTATGTCATTCCTGAAGTGACAGCAGTCGATAACATCAACATTTTTGGAGTAAGCCAAAAAGGACCATTTGTTAATGGTTCTTCAGTAACGGTTCAAGAATTAGAAGGCACCACTTTGGCACAAACTGGAAAATCTTTTAAGGGAAAAATCGCGAATGATCGTGGCGAGTTCTCTATTTCTAGTGTAAGCCTTGTCTCGCAATATGCTCTGCTTGAAGCTAACGGCTATTATCGTAACGAAGTAACTGGAAATAAGTCTACTTCGACTATCACCTTGAATGCTATAACGGATCTTTCTAGCAGAAGCTCCGTGAATATAAATATTCTCACGCATTTGGAGTACAGCCGAGTATTATTTTTAATAGACAGCGACAGTATAAATATGGCCGCAGCCAAGGTACAAGCTGAAGGTGAAATAATGAAAGCATTTGGGATAGACAGCATAAGCAGCCTCTCCGAAGATCTTTCTATATTTTCTAACGGCAGCAGCAACGCAGCGCTTTTGGCATTATCGGTTCTGTTCCAAGGAAACAAAACTGAAGCTGAGCTAAGCGAAGTTCTTGCCAATTTCAGTAATGATATCGAAGAAGACGGTTCATGGGATGATGAACAGACCAAGGCTTCTATGGCAGATTGGGCGGCGGATGCCGATCTTTCCGGTATAAAAACAAATATCCTTAGCTGGGGTGTTTCTGATACTTTACCTGATTTTGAAAGCGCCGTTAACAGATTCTGGGGAAGGCAGTATGGACTTGGAGACTGTGGCCTGGAAAATGCTTTAGAAGTTAAGCAAGATACCAATAGCTATAGTTCCAAGAAAGGCATGTTCTTTCTGTGCGAAAATAGTTTGTGGCGCGAAGCTTCTAGTTTAGAATATGACAATTACGGAAATACTTGCGCACAAAATGGCAATATCCAGGAAGGAACCGTTGAACATCTTCTTTATACATGCGATAGCTCTTTATTTCGTTTAATAAGTGATCTAGAAGATACGCTAAATAAAGGATGTACTAATTACAACATTAACGACTCTGCTGTATATGATGCCAATGTCTATATATGTTCAGACAGTGGATGGTATTTGGCTTCATTAATTGAATACAGGACTCTTGGTCTTGTTTGTGCAGAAGACGGTTCCTTTCAAAAGAGTCTAACAGATACAGCATTTTCATATGTGTGTGACGATGGTCTGTTTCGTGAGCCATCTCTTCTTGAAACAGAAATTGTTTTTAGCAGTTTCGTAGGGAAGGGTTGCACGACCTACAACGTATTTGAAGAGTCAGCAAAGTACATAGATGAGAACGGCATTTATCAAGGTTCTTATTTGTGTTCGGCTAGCAACGGTGAATGGTACAAACTTATTTACAGAGATTCTATAACAGACGTCAGGGACAACGAGGTATACACGACTGTTGGTATCGGAACACAGCTATGGATGGCTGAAAATTTGAATTATGTAACAGATAATAGCTGGTGTTATAATGACAGTACAGGATATTGTTTAACATATGGCCGTTTATACTCTTGGACAGTTGCTGCGAATAATGAAAATGGTGACACTATTCATGGTATATGCCCTGAAGGATGGCATTTACCAAGCGCCGAAGAATGGAACACATTATCTGAATATGTTACTGAACAGCTGTCTGACCAAGGTGTTGACAATACTATCTACAATATTGGGACTACGCTAAAGTCTATTGACTACTGGAAGTTCTACGAGCTAATTAACGAAGACGGCAGCAAAGATACATCAGCGTCATCTTTTGATACTTTTGGTTTTGACGCTCGCGGAGCAGGAGAAGTTCAGCCTCCTTCAACATTCTTGTCGTTAAGAGAAAAGTGCTATTTTTGGAGTTCGACTAATTCAGACGATGATACTGCGAAGGCAAAAGGCAGAAGTCTGACTTGGGGAATGTCTGAAGAGAGCGCCGTTTTTGACGAGCAAGATATAAATAAATCGAATGGAATAAGCGTCCGCTGTCTCAAAGATCAGTAAAGAATAATTAAGCCAACATTTTTATGATCAAAACACCTGTGAATGAAAATTCGCTAATGGAGATTATATGAATGAGCTTAACGACGACTACGGCCATGTGTTTCTTATTGAGCTGCATGGTGATCCTGTGACCTTTCCAGTCTATAAGGAAGAAGGAGCACAAGTCGAGTACAAAGGAATGAAAGTATGTCGTATCATAGATCGCGACTGTGAGATTATTGCTACGTACGATGCTTTAAACGACAAGATGGACATTTCGGCTCTAACTTGTTTTCCTGAAACAAAGATTGTCTTGGTGGGATCCGTAGACGGCAAAAATCTTAGTTGGATCACAGCTAATGTAGATGCCGCTAATGACGAAAGGACCGAGATAATTCTTAGCCATAAGCGCCTTTGTAGTGCCGAAGAAGTGGCATATCTGGATGAAATATTTCCTCATTATTTCTTAAGTTGCACTCTTGAAGGGTCACCAAAATAAATTCTAAATAGTAGCCACTGGTACGCCAGTGGCTACTATTTTATTTTTTTCTTCCACTAGCCCCAACACTTTATTGTAACGTATTCAAAAAACAGGGGCATTATGTTAGTACGTCTTAGTTATATGCAGAAAGGGGTGGAAACACCCGTTATATCCGATAGCGTGACTTCTATCGAAGCTCAAGAAGATTTTTTTGTCTTTAAGAGTGAAAAACTAGTGATTATAGGAAATACCAGCGCCAGTTTTGTTGTAGACGCTTTAGCATTTCGCTATGACGATCTTGTGTCATTAACGATAGGCGAAACAGAAGTAGCCTATCCTTCATCTAGAGATTCCGTTATAGAAGCTCTTGCTGTTGCCGGGGTTTTCACGGTTACGTTCCCGGCTGCGGTTCATTTTTCTCTTACAGGCGTGACAGCTGGAGAAGCTATATCCGTGGATACTGGAGACGATCTAGTGTTCCAGGTAGCGCCAGCATCTGGGTATAAGGTAGCTTCTGTAATTGTGACATCTTCCACAAGTTCTTGGGAGATTTTTGAAAATGCAGGGTCGTACACCATTCCTGATGTAGATGAAAGTCTTACAGTTGCCATCAGCACAACAGAGTCTTTCACAGTTACCTTGCCTGCCGCATCAGAATTGTTTGCTGTTAACGCGCTAAGTAGCACTAGCGTAGATAGCGGTGATAATTTTCTGTTTTTAATTGTTCCTTCCGAAGGCGAAGAAGTTAAAAGCGTTACAGCTAGCGGTGCAACTCTAACAGCTGTGAATGGCGTATATACAATTGCGGATATAGCAGCCGCTAAGACTATAGCCGTAGTTATGAAAACGCATTATGCTGTTACCGCGCCTGTAGCAACGGACCCAGTTTCTTTTGCGTTTGCGCTTTCTGGCTCTAATGACGTTTTAGAAGGAACTACCATAAATTTCGTGGTTCTTCCGGTAACTGGAAAAGAAATTACGAGTGTTAGTATTAACAGTGAAGTAGTAACAGGAACTGGCGGAGTATACTCTTTCGAAGTTACTGAGGATGCCGTTATTACCGTTGTTACTGGCGATGCTGCGTAAGATAGATTTGCTAAAGAACCCTTATCGAAAGATAAGGGTTTTCTTTGTTATATTAAATAGATGAAGTACCAAAAGTGTTGGTGCATCATAATCTTTCATACTTGTCGCGTGGCAAGAAAAAACCGAGGATATATGCCAGTTGAAGTTTCCGAAGAAAAAATTGCTGTTTCAACCACCACAGATGTTGCTGTAGAAAAACCAGCTCCTAAAAAGAGGGCACCGAAGAAGGTCAAAGCGCCAGACACAGATGTGCCGAAAGAAAAGAAACCGCGAGCAAAAAAAGCTAAAGCTACAGAAGCTAAAATGGAAGAAACAACTCCCGTAGAAGTGGTCATCCCTAAAGTGACTGTGCCTGAGGCCAAAATGCCAGAACCAAAGGTCGTTGTTTCTGCAAGTGAAAAAAGCACCATCAAGGCTGTGGATTTTAAGGCCATTGAAGAAGCTAAGAAGCTTCACGAAGAATATGATAAGCTAGAAGGCTACAAAAAGATCGAAAGCCTGCTAGCGAATTTTAAGACACCAGCTGCGGTCAAAGCGTTTATTTGGAACTTTGCTAGCCGTGTCTCGGCCAATATCGAACCTATTGTGGCTGCTACTGCCAAACACGAAAAGAAGCCGCCCTACTGCCCAATCGCTCATAAGCTCATTACCAATGGTGCGCAGGTGTACCGCATCCCTGAATTTAGCAGTTTTGCGGTTTCAAAGGAAGGCTACGAGGCCATCGTGGAATTCACTGTTAAAAGCCGTATGTTCCTTGAAAATGTTCGGGCGCAACGTCAAACTGAAAAGCTTAAGTTTACTGCCGGAAATATCTTAGTCAACAAAGCTACGATCGAGAAGCTTCGCAGAGCTGGTCTTATTAAATGATAACCACCCAAGAAGTTATTTGGAAGTTGCGTGGCACAAATGGAAAGAACGAAAAACTAGCCATTTTAAAAGCCAACGCGGAAAACAAAACTCTTGAGGCTATTATGGCCGCGGCTTATCACCCCTTCGTAAAATACTGGGTGCAAAGCTATGACCAAGATATTACAGGCACCGCGACTATAGATGACTCTTGGGAAATCATTAGCAAACTTCTGAGGCAGCTTTCTTCGCGAGAAGTGGTTGGAAATGCCGCAAAAGCTATGGTCACATCGGTGGTTTCTAGCTTATGCTCTGAAGCTAAAGAGATGGTTGGCAATATTCTTGAACACAATCTTCGGGTGGGTATAAGCCCAAAGGTCATATGTGAAGTATGGCCTGGGCTTATACCAATTTATGAAGTTGCTTCTGCTGTAGAAGCCACAAGTGAACGACTTAAGAAGATTGAAAAAGAATTTGATGGAAAGACTTGGCTGAACAGCCGAAAGATTGATGGTCTTCGCTTGGAAGCTTTTGTAAGCACTGAAGCAGTTATTCTTCGAACCAAGGAAGGAAACGAATTCAAGACGCTTGATAAGCTTAAACAACCATTGTTGGAGCTGATTAAACACCTTGACCCGAACAAGAAATGGGTATTCTCCGGAGAAGTATGTATTATAGACGAAGATGGACACGAAAATTTCCGTCAAATACTTTCTGAGTACAACCGTGATGATCATACTGTAGAAAACCCTTTTTATATGGTCTATGACTTGCTCGAAGAAGATGAGTTCTTTGGAAAAGTTATCTCAGCTCCATTTGGAAATCGCTATAGCAGCCTTAAACAAATTGAGCCGTTTATGGACTCAAAGCGTATAACCCTTGTAGAGCAAACTCCGGTTAAAAGCTTAGCTGAGGTAGAAAAAAGTTTTGCAGAGGCTATTGAACTTGGCTGGGAAGGAAGAGTTCTACGCAAGAACGTGCCGTTCAGATCCGGAAAAAGTGTTGATATTCTTAAATTAAAAGGAAGAAACGACGCTGAGTACGTAGTTGAGAGGATTATTTCTGGTGAAGGGAGCTACGCTATAAAGGGCCAAGGTATGGTTAAGAAGGATGCTGTGCTTGCCCTTGTGATAAGCCATAAAGGTAATCCAGTAAAAGTAGGCTCGGGCTTTACGCTTGAACAAGCAATATTCTGGAAAGATAACCCTTCAGCTATTATAGGCCGTGAAGTGACGGTAACATATACTGGCGAGATAAACGATAAAACAGGTAAAGCTAGCTTGCGGCATCCTCGTCTTAAATGTGTTTACGATAAGGAAGGCCGAAAAGCGTAATTCAACTAAGGAGGATAAGACAATGCAGCTTTCAGAAATACTTGAATCCAAGCGTCTGCGTTATTCTGACACGTCCGGAATGTTCACAGCAAGCATTGTTGGAGTAAACGCAGTTGATGGCAATTTTAGCGTTATTTTGAATAATGGGCCATGTGGCGCAGAAACGAAAACGCTAAAGATAGAGTTCGAAGATTCTGAATCGCTCTCTCATTTTTATGAGACCGAGCCTGTCATTAGCAGAGGATCAAGCGGTGACATCTAAAAATGGTTTAACCGAAGACGTTTTAAGAAGGATATGCATAGAAAACGGTATGGATCTTGTTTCTGCCAGAAGCATGTTTCCAGATGGAGCCATAATTAAGTGTATGTTTCTTAAAGATATTCCTAAGACCATGGTAAATTCTTTTAGCCTTGCTGATAAAACAAAGCTACGGGGATTTATTGATGTATACGCTGCAGAAGGTCATAATTGCGTCCGTTTCGAAGCATATGCTGCTGATATTTCAGCTAAGAACGGAATAGTTTGCCGAACTGAAAACGTAGTATGCCGAGGTGATACGGTAAAGCAGTTGCGCGATGCCATAAAGTATTGTCGCAGAGAAATAGAAATAAGAAGAGCACCAGCTTTACGCGCTTTCATAAGCAACGAAGAGAACAATATTCGAAAATGGAAGATACTGACAGAGAAGTCAAAATCCAAAATAAGCACTGCAAAGAAGCTTCTGTAATAAACTAACGAGAGCATCTGCTCTCGTTTTTTTTTTGAAGTATATAAGATTTAACTAGATATTGAGGTTTATAATGAAGATTCTAAGACCGCGAATGCGCCCTCTGCGTGTGATAAAAGTAGAAAACGGTATCCCCGTAAAGGCCCTAGACCGCCCTGACGGTGTCATAAAAGGGAGCTTAAAGAAGAGACATAGGGTTACAGCTATCGTAGAGGCAGTAAAAAGCGACAAGGAGCGCAACCAGGAATTAATGGACGAGGCAAAACTTGAGACCATAAAAGAGATACAAGACAACTGGGCCATAAGCATAGCCCCTTGGCATTCACATGAAATAAAGTCAAGATCAACAGTAAAAATTATATATGGCAAATGTCCTAAAGGGGTAGTTAACCCGGCATACGGAAAAGTTGTTGTCAAATCGTATGTTGCCAAAAATGGAATATCCGTCACTATATTCAGATCGTTGCCTATTGTGCTTAAGAAACCCATAGAGAGAAACAACAACTCTGACACAGCCGCTATAATAATAGAGGCTTTGTATGCGCATTATATGAATCCTGATGGTTCGCCATACGGAGAAAATAGCAGCGCATTGTATATTCTTTCGCATATCTTAAGATACTATCGTATATACAACAAAGAAGTTTTTGATTTGATAATTCTTCGTATTATAGCCTATGAAGACACATTCTTTAGATTTAACGAAGACGAGTTCAGAGAGATGACAAAGAACCATAGTATCGTTATACTGTAAATAACGCGGATTCGCTCTTATATTAAATAATAGAAACATGTGTTTCTATTATTTAATTTCAAAGGAGATATAATGGACGACCAAAATACAAAAAATGAGCCTCAAGAAGCCTCTCAGCCTCAAGAAGCCTCTCAGCCTCAAGAAGCCTCTCAGCCTCAAGAAGCCTCTCAGCCTCAAGAAGCCTCTCAGCCTCAAGAAGCCTCTCAGCCTCAAGAAGATAACAGTATTGAAAGTGCTTTTCGCAAATTAACACTTACGGAGCTCTTAGGCACTGTTATTTCTGAAAATTTCAATATCGAAGTTGCCTCAATGGCGCTGTTGGAAATGATGAACGAATCCGATCCAGAAGAAAAACCTTTCTTAAGCGGCGAAGGTCTGGCCAATGTCCGACAATATTTCGGCAGCAGCATGACTTACGAGCATGCTGTTATGGAAGCTATGGCTCGTGATCCTGGCAAAGCTACTGAAGGTTTCGAAGACTGCATTTCATTGAACAGACAGAAGCGCAGTTATATTTTCAATACCATTCGCGCTTCTGGGTTTGAAATTCCAATGGCCTTTGAAGATAAGAACGGAAACTCCTTGATGGGGGTAACTTGCAGCACTGTTGGGTCTCCGATTGATAACAAGCTTGGCGACCCGAATATTGAAGTCTCGTATGAAGAGTTCAAAGAGCTTTGCAACCTTGTATTTGCAGAATATGAAGACACGATCACCGAATCGATGTTAAACGAACTGTTTAAGCTTCTTTCTGATGGTTCTTCATCGATCAAGTGTGCCGACAAAGACGCGCTAGCAACAAGCATTGGATGCTGGGTTCCTTTTAAAAGCCTTAATGATGTGGTTGCTTTCAACGAAAAGAACAATCCGAACCATGAAGCAGTTCAGGCTCTCAGATGCCCGGATGATCGCTTTTGGGCGTCAGACGGCAGCGAATCAGTAAAAAGACTTCTTGACAAACACTAAGTGGAAAATAAACATACAAGCGAAACTTGTATGTTTATTTTTTTTTTTATTTTATAAAACTTAGATCCGCACGGGTGGCTATTTTAGAAGTATGTAATGTTTCTAGAAGGCTGTAAGACACAAGAGCTTCGGCGAAAACCAATTTGTTGTCTATATCTGTATGGCCTTTCTTTAATTCTCCTTCAACATGAGCTTCTACTATTTTTCGGAAGAAGCTGGTATTTTCTTTAGCCTTCTTTTTCATGTACAAGACAGGGTCCATAGCATTTTCTTGTGCATACAGACGATCATTGGTAATTTTCTCTTCCAATTTCTTTTCAGAGACCATTACTAAACGGAGTTTGTCGGCAACCACCTCAGAAAGAGAGGATTCATACTGCATAATAGAATTCTGGATCTCCGAGCTTAATTCTTCATCTTCGGGCTCTTCGTTTGCTTCAACTTTAGCTTGATGTTCTGCCAGACGACGAATATTACTCAGATACTCTACTGTATGAGGAGCTGATTCGAGTGCTAGTTCTTTGATGGATATCTTGCCAGACTGAAGCATATCTTTGATAATACTAGAAACGCCTACAAGAATTTCCTTTTGTGCTTCTTCATTGTTCGAAGTAAAGCTGACTGAACTGGAAACCACTAAGCCAAGGGAATTAGCCAAGCGTTCTGCGTAAATGTCGGCAGATCGCTTATTGACGGTAGCTAAGCTCTTTTGGCGTTGCGCTTGTTTGTACGAAGCTCTGTCGCCAATAATGCTCATACTGTCAGCTTCAAAAGGTTGCGTCTCAAGACGTCTGTGCTCTTCTTTTTCGTCTAGGAAGTGCTTATGGGCTTTGTGCATATCAGAGGCGTTCTTAAGGCTCTTACGGCTTTTTCCAAAGGTAAAATCGTTCATAATGTTTCCTGTTTGAATTCTCAATAGAGAGTTTAGATATTAATGAAAAGTTCTAGGCTTAAGCAAGATACGTTGTCTTAACGTTGAGCATTTCCACATCCGTAAGGTTGTAAGGATTGCGTCGCATATCAAGCGTAAGATACTCTGGCGTTTTGGTTTCTAACAGATCAGAGACAGCATCATTGGTCGAAGACAGTTTTTGTATTCTACGCGCAAATATTTCATTCACATATACAATGTTACATGAAGAAATGCTAGGAATTTCTTTTTCTATGCGTGTAGAAAGGTTCGACAATGACACCCGGTTGTTAATGGCCTGGTTGTTTTCTACCGAAGTGTTTATAGATAACACGAATTCTTTGCTTATACTTCTGATACTTGCATCTACAGCAGCGTCGTAACCATCTTCTCGTTCTATTTCTAGAGCAATTGAAAGATTTGTTCGACTGACGCTCCAGTCATCAGAGGCACCATACGTATTATAGAATTTCGTGTTTAACGAAGTATTATTAGTGAGGGTGTCTATAGCACTAAGAAGCGCATCATTGTACTTTTCAAGTTGGCTCATAAAAAATGAGAACCGCGTACTATCAAAAAGGATATTAGCCCCAGCTAATGGAACACTCTTTATGGTATTGTACGTCTCGCTAGCGGCTACGTCTGAACGTATAATGCTTCCCATATTCGTAAAGAACTTAAAGTCATCTGAAACAAGTTTGGCCTTAACACGCCAACCGTTGTAAAGTGAAGCACTGTCAGATGCAAACACAGATGTCTCAGAAAAATCTGAGAAGTTTTCTGTGACGCCACTTGCTACGTTTACAACTTCCAAGGTGAAAACTGAGAATTCAGCTTTGTCGTCTACGCTGTAAGAGGTGACTTGTGTCTGTGTTCCAGCAATATAAACCGGGTAAGTTACATTGTTAACTTCCATTATCATCTTGCCTTCACTAAAACGCAACACACCCGCTGTGTCTAAACCAACAGCAGAAAGCTCTGTTAAAAATACAGCATTAGTGCTATCGTACTTAAGTTCTGTCCAGTAAAGGGCTTCTCCAGATGAAGCCGAATAAAAAAACAGAAGGAATTTGTAAGACTCTGGCGTATCAGTGGTAACGCTCATTTGGATCTGAATGACACTCGTCAAACACGCATTTCTTTTTGCTGATATATAATTGACTACTGGCACATCAGTCGTTCCGCTTATTAAAGTTTCATAATTCATTATGAAAGTGCTATCAATATTTTCATTGTAGTATACTGCTCTCGGGGTCACGACTGACCCAGTCAGCCCTACCTCAATAGAGATAGAATACGGTGAGAAATATACAAATTTATCAGTATCTGTCAGATATTCTTCAACAGTGTTTGGAATTCCTGCTATCTCTGTATATACTTGATATGTGTCAGTAACACTGTCGTATACTATTGGCATAGTCGAATCTATAAACGATGAAGTTCCAAGAATGCGCACATTGCCAGTGTTTGTTGGAAAAGGATTTCCATTAGAATCCATGATCATGGTAAAGGCAGTATATTCTCTATAAAGGATATCGTCACGGCTTTTTATAAAAGATACTTTGCTTCCATCACCAAAAAGTGAGGCTGAAACTTTAGAGAAATACTCATTAAGATCTGGCTCGCTGCTCTTGTGGCTAACTTTGTTGCGTTCGCTGAAGACGGCACGCTTGAGTTCTAACAGAGACGGTCGGTCTTTTCCGCCAGATGGTTGTGTATATATCCATCCAGTCATAGAAAAAGAAAGATTTTCATCTGAAAAAGATGGTTGAGACGAGAATGTAAAATTGCCGCCAGTTCCAAGCGTAGTAAACGTAGTTATGAGCAGTTCAGCGTTTAGTGTAAGCCTAAAGTCTGAACTGTTGCTGCTAAAGAATATTTGATAATTCTGTGTGTCTACTATTTTGTAAAAACAGTACTTAGCCGTGTCTATAACAAGGCTTTTATTTTGAAAAGCCGATAGGGCTTCATATTCTGAAGTAGGCAGCTCCTTATAAAGAACTTTGAAACCCATAAGTTGATCACTAAAATTGATAGGAAAGATGATTCTACCTTCCAGTTTGCTGCTGTATATAGTTTCGCTAGCTTCTACTGCAGTGTACTGGAAAAGTTTGAGGCGAATAGAAACATATGCCACGTCACTTTCTATGTACGTCTTAACAGGGCAAAATGGCGCTGATTTTGCATCTGCGAATTCGACGCTTATGTCGTACTCGGCATCATAGGTATTCCCGCCTTCGTCAGTAAAATCTGTTACTAGATAAAAAGCCGTTAGACTTAAATTGTCTTTTTTTATTACGACCGAATACGGTAACAAAAATTTTACATCATCCATTGTAACTGTAAAGGTGCTACGGTCTAACTTAATAAAACCAGCGCCAGAGGCGGTTATAGCTTCAGAAAGTTCGCTTTCAGGTATGTCAAGCATAACTGTAGTAGAGGCTGGTACTGCCGTACTGGTCTCTACTCCTTCATCAATGGCTGCCCCATAGATAGTGCTTGGGAGCGAAGCAGAATTAAGACAATACTCGCCTACAAGCATATTTCTGTGAAACATTCCAGCTTTACTTAAATGCGCTGCACATTCATTTAGATAGCCGAACAGCCCAAGTTTGCTCCCATCGGGCGTTGTGGAAAAATAATCTTCTGTAAAGCTGCTGAATGCTTCAAGCATGCCATACTGGTCAGAAGAAAGGTTGTTAATAATTTCATCATTACTAGAGTCGGCCATAATGTTTCCTTAGTTTTCGCTATACGTTTTTGTACTATTAACGCTGCCTATGGCTACGTCAACAGTGTTCCCTTCAAAGCTGTCTGTCCGCAGGGTAGGTTTGCTCTTAAAGCTGGAAGTTGCATTCTTTGTTAAACTCAAGAAATCATCAGTAGAAACAAAATCAAGAACAAACTTAAATTGGCCTAATGAAGAAGTAGGGCTTATTCTGCTGATGCCGCCATCTTCGCCGGTAAGAGGCATTAAAGATACTATAGCTCTGTTTTCGGCTGCTATAGGGCTGCTTCTTAGAGTTGCATCTGCGTGCGATATGAAAGAATTTATCTCTGGAATGCTGCAAAGCTCCCAGTAGTTTCTGCTAGACGCTGGTCCGCCATTCATAATATAGTTAAAATCACGCAAGATATTAACATCATTAGTCTCATAAAATTGGTACTTCATATTCACCGAGAACTCGGGAATTTCCTGAGAACCTTGAGATGTGGATATGGTGCTCCATGGCACAGAAGTTGGATAAACACCAGTATAACGCGACCAATGAGCTATAGATGCCCCATCTGGTTCTGTTACAAATATGTATATAGCACCTAGGTAGTCTATTGAGAACATATTTTTATTTTTTGGGCGGCATTCGCCTATACCTTCTTTCATTAATGTAATATACTTCACCCACATCTGTATAAGATTAGTTATAAAAAGATTCTTTGTGTCAAGATACGTAATCGGAACTTCTCCAGAGTAAGTACCTTTTAGATGCGTAAGGCCGTAAGACATACGGCTTCCTTTAACATTTTCCCATGCGTCCTTTGTGTCAAGGCTTAAGTCTGTTAATGGAACATTTTTTATCATGTTAGACAGAAGATACGAAAAGAACGGGTTCGTTCCGCTATAAGAGTCAGATATATAAGGAAAGTTTCCCCAATACTCAGCAAGATCATTATTGTTATAATTCAGGTTAGTTATAAGATCGCCAAGCATGGGTCCCATGGCTAGGTCCATACCAGCTATAGCATTTTCAGTAAGGTTAAGGTCTGGTTTTACAAAAAAGAAATGCGTGAAACCACTTTCAAAGTAATCAACTTCTCCGCCTAAAAATGTCTTATTTGCACGAAAAGATTTCATTAGGCCTTTAGGACTAAAAATATCGAAGTCTTTTGTCATGTCACCCCAAATAGGATCTGGAGAAAATTTCTTGGATCCTTCACTCTGGTTAAAACCAGTCATTTGGACATACGCTTTGGTGCTAATATCGTTAATGTATTTTCTGGCTTTATCCATCAAAGCAGCAGTAATCGGCTTAGTTGTTTGGGTACCGTTAAGCATGTCGCGGCTTAGAGCAGAAAGAACTTCAGCTTGGCCGGCTGATGTCTTTCCATAAAGCGCGCTTTTTATTATATTAGAAGGACGAAAATCATTTACGGTTTTTGTCATTTTTCCTATAGTCGAGTTTGTGGCCAAAAGCCTAGAAAGATAATCGTACGCATATACGCGGCTTTTGGTTCTATCCATAAGACCCATAAGCACATAAGGAGAGAGTTCCTTTCCACCATTGGTAACAAGTTTGCGTGCTATGATCTGGCTTACAGAATCTATTACGGCTCTAGTCTCTCTCATAAGACTTGGAAGGCTACTTTCAAAGTCTTCTTGAGTACCGAAATCAAGAAAAGCCGGTTTAGCAACAACCACATCATCAGGCAAGCCTTTAGTTTGAAAGCCTCTGGTTATGAACAATGTGCCAGCTGCAGATACCGCTAAAAGGGCTTCTTTTATTTGCTCAGTTGCACTCTGCACAGCCGCAGTGGGGTTTTTGATCTCATAGCTCTTCGATGGATCCGTACCTTTTTCGCCATTACTGTAAACAGTCTTTGGAATCTCTCGTGTTTGGCCTAGAGCCGTCTTAACAGTATCTACTATAGTACTTAAACTGTTTTCAAGTTGATCAAATAAGAAATTTCTGGCAGTATAGTACGAATCTTTAACATCGTTGACTATAGGCGAAACTCGCTCATCAACGGCTTGGGCTACAGCCGCTATGATTTCTTCTTCGGCTTGGCCAAATGTCGAGGAAGCGGCACTAGCTAAGCTCTTTCCTTCTGAAATAGCAAGAGAAGTTATATCATCCAAAAGTGCGTCTGCTATAGAAGCTGTTACAGAGTCTTTAGCTTTAGATGCTTCTTTTTCGGCTAAATCCCCTATGCCCGAGAATACCGTGCTAGCGGATGACTTAATTTTCTCTTTGGTCTCTAAATATTTTTCGATACGATTGTAGTGTCTAGAGACCTCGTCCATAATAAAAGCATCCCAATATTCTTTTTGAGCCAGAAAGGCCGAAGACCTTCCACCAGAAGAATGGCTCTTTATATACTTTTCTATTTCACTTGTGCTGCTTGGAGACACTGAAGACGCGCTTGTACTAGAAAATGATGCTTTATTAGTAGCCATATCCAAGCCTTTTAGTTAAGTTACAATAATGAGTTCTAAAATATGAACTATATAAGACGATCTTATTGTTTATATATTAAAACGTGTCTTGGATAATCCATAGACAACGGGGACTGGGGCTAGCCACTACCCGGTGGATAAAATAACGGAGGAACGAATGAATAAATAAAAATGGCATTTTTTCTAGTATTATTTGAGTGGATCAATAACCATGCTTAAATAGCAAAGGATCCATAATAAAGCCCCAGTGGTCGGTGAAAGACGTCATTTGTAATATAACAGAGGATGCGCCTAGAGCGGTAAAAGAAAAACTAGCAAGACCCTATTGACGGTGCTTGTAAATTGCTGTACAAGAAAACGCGCTAACAAAAACTCCTAAATTTTGTAAGAATTTCAATATTGACTTTGCTAAGTATCTTGAATCAAACTGTCGCCTGGAAACACAGTACTAGTTCTCTGTAGTTGCTATGACGCGTGAGATAATGCTTTCTCAGCCTAGACCAAAATGGCGACTCGTTCGCCATTTTTTTTTATTGCCTTTTCATTTAATTACACAATGAACAACTAATTGAAACATCTTAAAGGACTATTTATGGCCATCTCTATTATAAGCAATATTCTTACAGAACTTATTGGAAAGATACGCGGGAAGACCGGTTCATTTTCTAGCAATATGACTGATTCTAAAAGCATAATGAACCTGCTTACAGGTCATTATACTTACAAACTTGATTCTAGCATAGCCAAAATGGCGCGGCGTAACATAGCCCAGTTTCCTATGATATGCAGCGATGCTATACCTTCGGAACAGGTATTCAAGCTAGGCAGCAAAATGGAAGGAAACATAGCGCAGATGCTTTTGCTATGTATCCAAAATGGATCTGACACCTTAGATCTTTCTAAAGACCCAGATGCAAAGGCCAATTTTATTAAGGCCTTTACTGCTGGAAGTAATAACGGTTCTGGCCTAGTTAATATTACCGGAAGTGAAAGCGGAATTGACGGAAGCCTTCTTCTTGAGTTAGGCTCAGAAAGCGGGTTTTTCACTAAAGACGAGTTCCAAAAAGCCGGGCATAACTCCCTTATGGTGGCGAATATCCCTATAAAAGAAACTTTTGAGATGTCTCTTCTTTATAATAAGAATTTATCTTTGTTAGAGAACGGCGAGCTTGATCTAGGGGCGGTGGCTCCTGTATCTGGGCCTTATATTAACGGTCCTGACGAAGGAGACCCAGAAGGCGAAGATGAGCTTGGAAACGAAGGTTTAAGCGGAGCTAAGTATTCTCCAGCAGCAAGCGCTAAGATCAATGGAGCTGCCCCTAGCCCTAAAGTTGATGTTTCTACTTCTGGTGAGCCCGCTAAAAAGACAACAGCTAAGGCCAGTGGGCCATTAGGAACTATAACTGCGCCTGGCGCATCTAAAGAAGACGAAAGCAAACGTATCTCTATAGAAAAGAAGGGAGATGAGCTTCCGCCAACTATTGTAACTGCAGAAATTATTTTGCTTAAAGGCGACAGTCATATAAAAACTACTGTAGCATTTGGCGTCAAGACTATGCTACATGTGGTGTCGTCTTCAGAGCTTATCGAAGCCGTTAAGGACACATATGCCGAGTCAAGTCTTCTAGTACGTCTTATCAGATGGAAGTCTGGCGAAATGTCCTTTATTCGCGATGTTTTGATGAATATGAAAGAGATCAAACAAACGGTAAGAGCAAGGAACAATCGCTACGGAGGTGTTGGTCCTAAGGCTATTTTTGCTAATCTTCGCTTTAAAGTAAAGTCGGCCATTGCAATGGATGCGGCTTTTAGCAAAGATGGAAAAATGCTTCCTACGGCTATTGTGGTTCTTACCATGGACGAAGTAGATATGATCAAACGTTCATGTGGCAAAGATCTCATCAACCGTATGCAAGATTCTCGTGAATTGTGCGAGAAGCTAGCCTTGTTTGGTATTGTAGTGGTCGATCCAGTGAACGAAGTCTTTTACACTTTCTTTGATGATGGTGTAGCTAGCTACACACAAGAATCTCTTAAATCTAAAGATGACAAAAAAGATGACGGCGTAGTTCGCGCTATTTTTGGCGCTCTTAAAAGGTAAAGGACAAAATGAAAACTAATATTCATCCAGCTTTGGTAGCTCTTGTTAAGTCTTCTGATGGCTATTTTCCAAATGAGTTCATAATGGCTTCTGAAGGAGCGATTATGGATGCAGGAAAGCGCATAGCCACCGCATTTGTTAATAAATTTTCAGATTCTACTAAAGAAAATGCCAACACACCAATTTGGAAAGCCATTCGAACAACAAATGGCGACTTTGTAAAAAGTTCGCTTTATGCAGAAAACAAAGTGTGTCTCGATAGGCTGTTATCTATGTCCCGTAATGGAGGAAGAGGCGCTGCCTTCGTGCAAGATCTTGAAACTATACGGAAGTACATTGTTCAACAAAGGCCTTTATTTGTTAAGGCCTTTGCTAAAAAGAACAAGATAACTATGCAGTTCTATACTTCAATAGGAATGATCTGGATGGCTGGAATAAGTTTTGCCATATCTAACTGTCTTGACTCAGCTAACGGAAACGTTACATGGAAGACACGCACTAAATCTTCTTTTAATGGCGCATCTATCGTAAAAATGATTGGAAAGATCTCTGACGACGTGACAGATGGCTCCCTTAGTGGAGCGATAGAAAAATCCTTTAAAGGAAACGTAGTAGCAAATGAATCAGTGGCCGTTACTATAGCGCTAGGAATTATGGGCGGAATTCTTCTTTTGATCTATTTTAGCCGCGCTATCGTAATGTATTTTTTAGATTCTCGCGTAAAGATTTCAGATATGCTCCAAAATCAGTCGTACTTTGCGAAGCTTATAGCTGTTAACAACTCTAAACTGGACGAAGCCCAGCGCAAAAAACAGCTAGAATACAGTGAGAAGCTAGCTAAGTTTGCATCGCTAATTGACGTTGACCTAACAATAGAAGATGACCGTTCTCTAGAGAGGGCGATAACAGAAGATAAGAATAATATTCAGCGTATAATGAATGATGCTGCGCAAGCTGAAGCTAACGAGGAAGGGAAAGAACCTTCTGGCGGCGAACCAGTTAAAGCAAAAGGATTGGATTTCTAATATGAACTCAAAACTGATAAATATTGCAAACGGGCTGAAGACCCAAATGGAAAAACGGAAGGACACAAAAACGAAACTTCTTTCTGTTGAGCATGCTTGGCGTACAGCTCTTGAATCTAACGACCGTGTTCTGATAAATGATGCCGACAAGAGTTTTAATGAGACCAATGCGGCTATCATTTACGCTGTGTTTCTTGATACGCAGAAGTTGTTTCTTGATATATCCGGAATTCTTAAGGCTTCTTTTTTTGAGCCGACTGTGTTAGAGCCATTAGTTCTTGCCGTTTCCTCTGAATCAGCAAAGATGAAGGATATAAGCTACTATGCATATCCTATAGAAGCGCAGTTAATAGCTGCAGAAAAGCTTCAAGAAACTTCTAAGATATTCTTTTCTGGAATACTTTCGGTAATGGGCTCATTCAAAACTATACTTAAGAGTGATGTAGAGAAAGAGACCATAGAAAAAAATATGGCTGAGCTGCGCGAATTTGTGGATTTCGTTAAGTCTAACCCCGTATTTGGCGCTAAGACTATGCGCCCTTTAGCATTAGAACCTTCGCAGTCTTATCTTGGAGATGCAGTAATTTATCTTAACAAATTGCGTAACCAGTATCACGATTTCTTTAAAGCAGCCAATGGGATTCCAGAGAAATTGGAGATAGTTGCCAAGAGGTTTGCAGAGCCGACATTCTCAAGAGACCTCCACGAGCTTAGCCATGGTTGCAGAGATTTCTACAGAGAAATCATTCTTACTGTTACAGCCCTAAGCAGCCGTGTGGTTTGTTTAGCTGACAATCTAGAAAGCATTCAAGAAGCTATTATATCCAATTACAATAGCTTGAATGATGCGTCCAATAGTTGTGGTGTGTAATCAAAAATGCCTTACGGTTGACCGTAAGGCATCTTCTAAACTCGTGATAACCGCACTGTAGTGTTCACTGAGAACAAAGGACTCTTTAGTGCATCGCTGTCACTTATCCTTACAAACGTATGCAGGATATTTCCGAAACGATAATTTCCGCTTACCTCTATATTTATTTTGTATGTATATCTCAAGGTAACATTCATAAGAGGAAAGAAAAGAGTAATGTCCGTATTAGGGATAACACCAAGCACATATTCAACGCATTGGTTTACGCTAAAAGCTATATCGTCGGCAGCATATTTTGATGATGACCCGGTCCATATATATCGCGTTTTTGCAGTAGAGTTATCTTCTATTCCTCCTCCGAGCTCTGTAATACGTTGGCCAGAGTCAGAGGCGACTATAAGATCTTTGCCAATGATTTCTTTAATACTAGAGTCGTTTATCATTACGCTTGGCGGGCTAGGAAAGAACGCGACATACAATCCATTTTCTTCGTCTTTAAATGTGGACTTAAGACCATATGCGGCATCGGCCCCGGCTTGTCCTTTATTAAAGACACGCATAAGAGTATTAGAATAAAAACCAACTGGAGCTACACTGCACTTTCCTCTTGGCGATATATAAACATTATCAGTGTCAAAGAAAAATTGTATACCTCGTTCGTATATGCCGTAGAAGCGCTGTAGATATTCTAATGCGCTAGGAAGATCCATAGGCGGCATGAATATATTCTCGTAGACACTAGTGTTATCTGGTTTGACTACCGTTACTATCTTGTTTTTAAAAGTGCGCCCAAGAAGAATGTTTATTACTTCTCCGACTGTAGAATTCTTAAAAACATCATTGTGCAAGTCTTTTCGGCTTCCTAAACATTCTTCTTCAAATAGCACCAACAATAATGGCATATCAGACTTTAAACGGTTTTCAGATCCAGGATCTGAATCATCTTTATCTTCTGAGTATTCAACGCTGCTAGGAGCGATTGTTCTAAAGACTTTCTTTTTTATTACAACTTCTTTTTTAGATACTTCGCTGGATGAAGGATCGCCTGACACTTGGCGCTCGACGGTTAAGAAAAATTCTAGGTTCCTGTAGTCATCTTGTATTGCGAATGCTACAGCCTTAGGCAAAGATAAGACCACTCTCACTACTGGAAATACCGCTTTCTCATAGTTGCTTTCTATAGACACACCGATAAGATAAGGATTTAAGTCTGTCGGGTCGTCGCTAAGAACTGAAAGATTTGTTCTGAGGTCAAAAGAGTATCCATAAGCTACGGCTTTCTCTATGTCTTCCGGGGTTGGGTTGCGTTCAAACCAGCTGCTAAGGTTCTGGTTGCTTGAAAGATTACTTTGTGTGCTCATATTCTTCGCCTAAGAAAAGTTGTTGCATAGATACTGGGACCACAGAGAACTCTTCATGAAAAATTTCGGCTAGACGATCTTTGTCGGTGTAGTCTAAAAGCTGATTACCAAACAGGCTTTCTGTGGCTGCATTCCAGTGATCTCTTATAAGGGTCTCTACAGAAAAGAATGCACGGTTGCGATGCCAGATAGCTACGCCTTCACTTCCGAATTCCTCAAAAATAAGATCATCTGGTATACGCCCATTATTTTCTTTTATAATTCTTTCGTGTTTTACAACAAATTTCTTTGCTCCCACAAGACGCATGCGGCCTACGCCTTCATACGAAGGTCTGCTAAAAGACCCTGAAAGAGCTAATATATCTTCGTCAGAAACAAAAGATATATCCTCTTTATCATAAATAGTATTAAGCCTCGATCTTGATCCAGCTAGCGACAGCACATATGCATCTTTAAGTACATTGTTGTACAACAAGGAAAATTGTGTGCTACTAATCACGAGTTTGTATGAGGTGTTATCGTCTTGCGCAGATGACGACAATATAAGCGGAATAAGTCTAGCAGGTGTTCCAGCTCCTTCTACTGTATAAATGCCAGGAATATAGTCCATAAGAAGCCTAGATACACGCAATTCTTCGGTTATATATTCTTTTATATTCTTGTGCGCCGAAGACATAAAGCTTTCTTCTAATTCAATATCATTGATTCCACAATAGAAATAAGCATTTATACGAATACCATGGTTAAAGAAGAAATGCCTGAAGTAGCAGGCTGTATTTAACAAAGCGCTGCAGAAATCGCCAAATCTTAGATTAACATCAGCATTGCCGCATACGTTGGCTATGAGTGCATTGGTGTCCACCATTAAGTGAAGCGGCTTTGGATTAGCCAAAATAGGCCCTTCTAGCAATGAAGCTAAAGTTTCAAAATTGCAGCGTTTATAATCAAAAATAGTTTTAATATCCATAATAAGAAGTTACTAGCAATAAAATAGGCACTACGACATTAGCCGTAGTGCTGCTGTTTAGCCACGAAGAGTATTAACTAACGCTAAAAAGTCAGTGTAATCTTTATCGAATATCTTTACATAAACCAATTCTTGTTTTGCCATAGCAGCATCTTTAGCGTTTTCTATATCAATGTCTCTTTTACGATAGTGCTTATTGTCCTCGCTTTTTATCTCTACTATAAGTTTTAAAGAAGCAAGGTATGCATCTGGGATATAAAAATGAACTTTGTTGTCTCGCGGGCTAGTGTATTCAATAACCATTGGGCATGGCATAAACAAATCCTTGGGATCCCAATCTAAAACAGTATCCAAGAATCTTATGAAGTCTAGCTCATACGACCCTGTGTAAGGAATTTCATCTTTTCCGAATTTGTATGCGCCAGATATTTTTCTTCGTTGAAGCATCTTTTTTTGTACATCTGGGTCATTAAGCAACGTTTCTTTTTTATAAGTACGAAGCATTCTGGCAACAAATACTTTTCTGAATTCTTGCCTTTCGTTTTCATCACAAAGTCGTTCATACTTCCCAAGCTTTTCATTCCATTGTGTAGGCCTTCCGCTAAGAATACTTTTTCCGTGCGTGGTTCCTATAGGCAGCCTGTTGCGCACATTAAATATCCATTGTTTAGGAGTAATATTAGGAGGGCAACACCCCTGGTGTGCGCTATCTATATGATCAACTGCAGCATTGACAGTAGCAAATTTGCGCTTGCATACGGGGCAAACAACTTTCATAGAGATCTCCATTGTTAACAAACTCAATTAAAAGTTTGTAGATATTAACCTTTAAACTTTTCTATGATACAAATACAAAGAGGCTAGCAAAATGGTAGAAGCAACGTTTCAAATTGACAATAAAGGCAATAATGTTCTTTTAAAGGACAGGAGAGCTTTAGCTATACGCATAAGTAATCTTCTAACTAATCGTAAGACTGGTCTTCCAAATAACTCGGATGTTTTCTTCGACACCAAGTCATATAGTTCAGAGTATGGTAACAGCAGTGGGATAGCTATCTTTAAGCAGCAACTGCAGAATGCCATAAAGAATTATATAGTGACGGATTCAGCAGTTACTGTAGACATAGCGTATACAAGCGATAATAACACAAATGAGTTAAGAAAAGGGCTGGCTATAAATATAACTATCGGAGAAAGCTCTGATGCTTATACGATTTCTTTTGGGGCTACACCAAATAGTGATGGGCTTACCTTCACCAGTGTGAATTTAGGATAATATTTAACAAAGAAAACACTTCTTTAGTGGTTAAACCCTTTAAATGGATAAGTAAATGGACCAACCCGTCAAAACAGAAAGAAAGAAAGTTCAATTGAAGCCTCGTGGCGCCATAACAACTCCGCCAGTAATCGCGGAAAAACCGTTGGAAACTGCCGTCAAAGAAACGCAAATTGCTACATTGGATCCTGAACCACGTATTCCTACTTTCATGCAGGAACGCATTAAAGCAGCTCAGGCAGAAAATATTCCGGTGGCTATCGTTCATGTACCGTTGAATGGAAAGGTAAAGACTCCAGTGGCCGTTCCTCCTCCTTCTGCAGTAGAACCTGAACAGCCAGATGAAAGTGCAACAGCAATTTCTTTTGTGTCTAATGCGCCAGAAAAAGTTGAAGCAGCAGTTTTTCCGCAAAAATTTGGCGAACGCGTAGATGCTGAAATTTTTGACGATGCTAACACGGCTGGTTTGGGTGTTCAGCATAAAGTAGAAGCCATTAAATCAAAACAATTTTTCTCTGAAGGCCATAAGGCTTCGGTAGAAGCTCACAACCTTTTGGCTGAAGCTAACTCATCAAAAAATACTCTAGGCGACTTTTGTTCTACCGAAGATTTTTTAAAGATGGTAGAAACTGGTTTTAACGGACACAAAAAAGAAGATGACAAAGACAACGACTATGCTTTGGCGGCATCACGTTCTGTTGTAGCGACTGCTAATACGTACTATTCGGTTGTTGCTATGCACAGTTGCTATAAGGCCAATATGCTCGGTCTAAATTTCTTAGAAAAGAGCCAGCTTAATACTGTGGCCGAAGACCCTTATCATGACCGTGAACGTATTTTTAAAATCGTTTATCGAAAAATTGCGGATATGACGGGTGGAAAGCCAGCGTTTGAGAAATGGCTTAAGATGACTTCGTATCGTGACTTTCCGACTCTTCTGTATGGTATCTATGCTTCTTCATATCCTGGTAATCAGCCTTTTGATGTGGTATGCAATAAATGCAATGAAAAGACTTCTATTCCTACAGACGCTGAATCTATTATCGCTGTTTATGACGAGGGCTCGTATGCACGTATCAGCGAAATTCTGTTTAGCGTAAAAAACCACGACGAAGTTTTTGCTAATGCTTCTCTTAATGAAGTGGTTCCTTTCCCTGTTGCAGAGAAGCGTAGCGTTCTCTACTTAAAAGACTACTCTTTGTTTGATCTTCTTGAAAGTTTATCGCGCTACAAAGCAAATGAAGAAGAACTTGCCGAATACGAATCTGTAGTAGACAAGGCTATGTTTGTTTCGTATGCTATGATTCCTGACAAGACATACAAAGATACAAAAGGTGAAGTACGCTGGATTAAGGTGACCGATAGGCGCATCATTTTACGTCTTCTTGCGTCTATAAATGATGATGAATTCGCTGGAGAATTTGACCAGCGCCTTGCAGAAATAGGTGCTAAATATGACGTGCGTTTTGAAATTCCAAAATTCAAATGTCGCAGTATCCTTAAAGATGAAAACGGAAAGTTCACGGACAAGACTTGTGGAAACAATATTGGCCCTATACACTTAGATCTTGAGGAAATACTTTTTTTCAGAGTACGCCGGGCATTGGACAAAACCAAAACGTCCGACTCTCCGATAGAAGAGTAAGGATATTTGAACAAGAGAATACAACTCTTTTAAATATTCTTGACGTCTTTGAAGGAAAAATAAGTCTCTCTGAAATCTTATCCATGGATACAGGGAGGCTTTACGGCCTTCTTGCAGCGAAAGAGAAACTCAATATTCAAAAAGTTTCAAAAGCTGCTACTGCCGCTAGAGATGCGTCTTTGACAATGCCTGGCGATCTCGCAGCCATTCCACCACCAACATAGGAAAATATGAAAAAGACTCTTTCACCCAATACGCATTTTAATGCTTTGTCGAATGAAGAATTCAAGATCTACGACATTCTAAGTGCGGTGTCTTCTATTCTTGGACGAACTTTTGGTCCACATGGAAGCACGACCATTATCGAAGACCGCAATCTTCGTCATGTTGCTACTAAAGACGGCTATACCGTTCTTAAGTCGCTGTATTCAAATGACGATCTTGAACGTGTCGTATTGGAGTTCGTCAAACGTATGAGTATGCGTTTAGTGCGTACTGTCGGCGATGGTAGCACATCAGCTGTTATTGTGGCAGAAGCATTCGCCTCGCGTCTGCGCAAGTTTCAAGATAAGCACCCTGAGATTCATCCTGGCGATTTAGCAGCGGCTCTTAACGCGGTTAGCAAAGAAATTCAAATCTGCATCAAAGAAATGTCAGAGCCTATTACTGAGAATAGTGACGCGCTTGTAGAAGTATGTCGTATTGCCACAAACAACGATCAAGAAGTAAGCGAACTTATTGCCGATTGTTTTAAGCGTTCTTCGCGTTTTGGAATGCTCCAAGTTGAAGTTAGCGACCGTGCTAAGACTGAAGTAGAATACAAAGACGGTTATGAAATGTATCGTGGGTTTGTTGACCCTATGTTTGTAAACCGCAAAAAAGATGATCGCGAATATTGCGAGCTCGAAAATGTGTACGTCCTTATGTACGAAGGCGTTCTTGGAGCCGGCAACATCGAAGCTGTTGGCAAGATTCTCGACTGGGCTGTTAATCTTAAGAAGGGCTCATTGATGGTTATTGCCAGTGGTTATGACAATGCCTTCAGCGATTTTATTCATTCTAATGTATTACGGATGAAAGGTCATCTTCCTATTTGTATTTGCGAACATGGAACCGGTACTACCGCTGGTCGTAATCATTTCTTTGATGCGTCTGTGTATCTTAATGCTGATGTCGTCAGATATTCTACACGTGGGCTTACACTTGAGAGCATCATTGAATCCACCACTGATTTTTCGGAGCTTTTAGGGTTTACTCGTCGTGCTGTTATTACAGATTCCAACGCACGTTTCTTTGAAGGAGCTGGGGTAGGAAGCTGCGCATTTACGGCTCTTAAAAAGAGTTTGGAAGATCAACTCGCAGAGCTTGGTGCTTCTGAAACCAAGTTTGATTATGACTCCCAAATAGGAGCTTTAAAGGTTCGCTATGGACGCTTGACTGGTTCTACTGCCGTCATTCATGTCGGAGGAAGCTCAAAGGCCGAAACACAAGCTAAGAGTTTCCTTGTAGAAGATGCGTCTTTGGCAGCAAAGAGTGCTCTGCTTTATGGCGTGGTTCCAGCAGGAAACATTTCGGTGCCGCTCATTCTTTCTGATAAGTCAAATATTGAAGAGATCGCAATGAATGTTTGCGAAGAAAATGACGGGGCTGTTCCATTCGATCGTGTCTATGAACTGCTAGAAATTATTAGAGATGCATACATTGAAGTATTCTCTAAAGTGTCCAAGCTTTCTGTTAGACAGGTGCGTAAGATGCTTAAACGCGATGAAATTTTTAATATTCGTACTCGCCAATTTGAAGCCGTTGACTCTACCACGGCGCTCAATCCTTCGCAGACTGATATTGAAATTATTCAAGGCGCTATGAGCGTAATGGGCCTTGTTGGTACTTCTAACCAATTCGTGTTCTGCCCCAAGAACTATTAACTTTTAGAGAGCCCATCATTAGATGGGCTTTCTTTTTTAGGAGAGACCATGGGAATGACATTTCATCAGTTGTGCACTAACCCTCCAGGAAAAGGTAGCGCCAATATAGCAAACAGAGGAAGGGTTATATCTGATCTTAAACAAAGAACATCTGGGCGCAATACAGCTAAAGGCATAGAGTTATCTGTGTACCGAAATGGCGAAGATTATCTTTTATTCTTTAGAATCCTTTCTGAAGAATACAAAGACCTCTGGTACGATACTATCCTTTATCTTAGCCCGCCAAAGGACGTTGCACTGCAGAATGAAAAGACTATAAGCGAGTACAATGTAAAATTTATTTCGAATATGCCTAGTTTTGCGTTTACATACGCATATGTGGCTTCGAAGCAAGAGCTTATTATCGACAGCTTTAAAGACAAATTTCCAGATATATTTTGGACAGAAGCCCCAAAAGTGCGAAATCCGGGGTTAACCATGGGCTTTGAAAAAGCTATACTTTTTTGTGCGTTTTACCTAACTGAAAAGCGTCTTCAGTATATATCTGCTCTTGACAATTTGTCAAAGGGTAAACCATCTATGGTCGTCTTAAAAAAGAAATTTATGAGTTTTACACAGAAGATGAAAGATTATGCAGAAAAAAAGAAAGCACACATAAAGGCGCAAAAACAAGCTGGAGTTAAAATAAGCCACCGAGCTTCTGGGGCAAAGTTAGTTAAAATAAAAAAAACACCGATAGAAAAGAAGACTTCTGTTAGTTCCATTACAGCTAGCAGATCCAAGAAACCAAAGAGAACAATATTCTCTTCTAGACCTCTTTGATTATTATATTAAGAAATGTATTCAACCAAAGGATAAAGAATGACAGGAATCGTCCCTAAACTTTCTCTAGTGCCTACAGCGCGTGGGATAATGACCAACCTAAGCGCTTTTAGCGATCTGAGTGTCGCATCAGATGAATGGCTTATAAACAAGAAACGTATATACGTCAAACAAGCTGGCGCTATCATTGACGATTGGCAAAATCTGAATGGAAAATTCGGAGAAACTTTTGTACAGGCTTTAGTAGACTTTAGAAGAAAATGCGATGCCGAAGAACTAAACAATGAAAATATCCATGCTGCGGTTGACCAAGTTTTAGAGCCATGTTTTGATTATGCCTTTGAATTCTGTAATGCCAACTATCACGTCGAAATTATGTCGGCAGCACAGAATATCGAGCTTCAGTTTGATCGTGATCATATCATTGTACTTTTGGCTTCGGCTATGATGTTCCGTTCGTCAATTCCGCTCATTACCGAATTTATCAGAAGCCAGGAGGTAACTGAAGATATAGGCATGGTGTTTCTTAACTATTTTATTACCGTTATTCGCAAGGTGGAAACCCGTGTTACGAACAGACATTTCAACATGGAAAATAAACTACGGCGTTTAGCTGAAAGCCGTGTCTTTGGAACGGAATATTCAGACGCAGTTGTCTGGAACTACTTGAAGAATGTTGGCGGAAGCCCGGTTGAATTCATCCAGCCATTGTATAGAAAGCTTATTATTGACATAACACCGAAGCTTACTTTGACAGAAAATGTGATAAACTTTTATCACGTAGTTATAAAGAAACAGCTTCAGTATGCGTTCCATAGCAAGATACCTATGTCATATGAAACAGTAAATTCTGCCATAGAGCCAGATGAAGCCAGCATCTTTGATACAGATGTAACAAAAGTAAACCAAAACGAAATGTTTGGTGTGCTTATGAGTCTCGGAATTGAGGACATGTTTGCTAAAGTAAAACGAAGCATTGCTGCAGACTTGAGTGTAACCCCTGATGAAATACAGCGCTATGCATTAAAGATAACTCCTAGCAAAGAGAAGATTATTCTGTACTTCATGCTTTATGGCAAGTTCACGGAAGAAAGAGAAATCTTGTATATTGTAAATCATAAGACGTTTACTATGCTTATGATTATGCTAAACAAGATCTTAGTAAAGTTTGGTATGACCGAGCTAGCTAAGGTGATCATGTCTGAGCCCATAGACACAGAATTGTCCCCAGCAAAATTTAAGCTTACAAAGAAATACATAACTCAAATAAAGACCAGCGAGCGTTACAGCAAGCTGCGTGACGAAAAATTTTCTGATGTCGGCATTAAATTTGATTCAAATAATATTGTATTCACGCTGCTTGAATCTGTGCTGAGGTCTAGCCGCCAGACTATCCCTGTTGACTCAACAGTGGCTTCAGAACAAGTGGTAATAGACCCGGAAATATTAGCCGATGAGCTTATAAAGCTTATAGGTTTTATAGTATGACCAGTAGGGCCGGCGATATTCTTGAGGAAGCAATCCTTAGCGTGTATACCGGCTTTACAACCCAAGGTAAAGGAGGAAATGAGCGAATTATAAGATGCTTTGAATGTTTGGATTCTGATAATCCGAACCATGCGCATCTTAGTATATCGCTTGTGCCTCCATTTTACTATCACTGTCAAAGATGCAAATTTGGCGGTGCCGTAAATGAAAGCTTTTTAGAGCGCTTGGGGGTAAGGGTAACACCAGAGCTTTCTAAGATCATAGAAGACAATCGTGCTATAATAGCACAAGATGTAAAAGAACGTGGTCTTGAAGGAAGAAAACAGGTAGAAAGCCTTATAAAAAATATAAGGGACAGTCATCAGCTAAAAATACCGAAGATAAGCGCCAAAGATATTGAACATAATCCTAAGTATGAATATCTTTGTAACAGATTTGAAAAAAAATTTTCTGTAGATGATCTTGAGCGATTTAAGGTTGTTCTTGACCTCAAGGCGCTATTCCGGTACAATATGGTGGCAAGGCTGCCTGCAGACCCGTCTGTTTTAGATGGGTTAGTGGCTAACTACATAGGATTTATGGACTACTCTGGGTCTACTATAATCCATAGATCAATCTACGACAACCTGGATATTGAGCGTTACTATGACCTTAATTTTAAAAAGAACCATTTTAGGTTTTATACAACAAAGCGACAAGTGGATATTTCTAGGCCAGTGCTTAAGATAGCGGTAGCCGAAGGAATAATGGATGTGATAGGTGTGTATAACGCTTTTCCAGAGCTTCGCGAAGAATATATATTTGTGGCTATGCTCGGGAAGGGCTTGGTGGACACAATAAACTTCTTTTTGAAGCTTGGGTTTCTAGACCAAGATATAACTATTTTTTCTGATCCAGAAATAAGTAAAGGCTTCTATAGCAGCCAGCTGTATAAGAAGTGCCAGTTTCCGAAAGAGTTAGGTTTCAAAGTCTCGTTTGCGCACAACACATTTGGGTTGGACTTTGGGCACCCTGCTAATAAGATACAGATTACTGAAAGAAGCGCAATATATCAACGAAGATAGACAATTGGTGTCTATCTTCGTTGTATTTGTCCATATATAAAAAATAGATTACTCAAGGAGATGCAAATGTATTTACAGATCACTGTTATTCTAGTTTTGATGGTCATTGCCATCTGGGTAATGGTTGGAACTTCTATACAATCAGACGCTAATGCGCACAGAACACGTATCACTATTACAGAAGCGCTATCGTGGCCATTCTTTATTTGGGAGTCTAGAAAGTCCGAATACGAACTTTCAGAGATTGTCAGACAATATTACACAAAAAGGTAGTATTATATGTACAACAGTACTATTGTGCTTAACCATGGCACAGACACGATCTTCGGTTGCTCGCGTAGGTGCGTATACTGCAACTGGAAGAGTAAGAAAAATTTTGCTAGAAGTCAGCCGACTCTGGTTCAGATAGCCGAGCTTTTAGAGCTTACACAAGATGAGCTAAAGAAAAATTTTGTGACCTTAAGCGGTGGCGGCGATCCGTTATGGAATTTTGATGACAACAGAGATTATATCGTCAACGTTCTTAAGTTTCTGGAGACCCGTGGCTTTAAGAGAAGGATCATAACTAGAGAAATTAACCATGCACTAAAACTAGTCAAAGAATTTCCTGGTTTGGTGAATTTCATCTCATTTTCGTTGGATGCCAAGCTGCTAAAAGACTGGAACAAGCTTTCAGAAGATGACAAAATGTGCTTTAGACAAAACGGATTAGAGATGGAGATAAGCATAGTTTTGCCTATAGACTGGCGTGGACCAGAAGCTGAGCCAGAGCATATCAAGTATTATGAACGAATGGCCATGAGATTTGGATGCAAAGTTTCTCTCAGAGAAAACCTCAAAAATACGAAGAAAGCAATGGTATGGACAGAAAATGGCGGCCTTAATAATACGCTTCTTAGGTTCGTGCCAGCCGAAGTTTGTGTGGATTCCTATTACTTAATTGAAGATGAAGGGATAATAACCGGTAAAGAAGTTATTCCTGATTCTAAGGCTGTATGGAACTACCTTAATTCGTCAGATAAGATAGCTATATATGGGAGTTTCCTAAAACACACTCTTTTTCCGGAAATATTTCCTGAGTATAACGATATAGATATCATAGTTGGGGAACCTGATTTAGAAATTGTCTTGCACGATCTGTCAGAATTAGGTTTTGACATATCTCCACAGGGAGAAACCAAACGGGCTTTTCTATGTACCCATAAGAATGATGCAAGCTTTGTTATAGATCTCCAGATTCTCGCACGGATAGAAGATGCCTCTTATATTGTGTTCCATAGCCATGTAAACAGCGAGAAGATCTTTTCATGCAACGGGCAGTTGTATAAAAGCCAAGAGTGCAGCTTAGACGATATACGGAACAAAGTAGCTATAGTTGAACCATTGAAAGACTACACTCATTTTAGAAAAGGTATTCGCGTACTTAATGAAAGAGCGCTAGAGACAAAACTTAAGTTAAAAGGATGGAAACTGGTTTATCCTGGAGAGAAACAAGATGCACGATCCTGTCTTTGACGATATTCTAGAAGAACTAAAAACCCAAAATCGTATTTCCAAGCTGCAGCTGGAAGGGAAGCTCAACGGAGAAATTTTAGAAATTTTAGAACATGAAAGAGAAGATTATTTCAGAAGTCGTCTTCCTTAACTTACTCACTACAATAGAAGGACCAAGATGGATTACAAACTTAACAAAGAAACACTTCCGAGTCTTACGGACGAAATTACGAATGCTTTGGCGCAAGTAGCTGCTAAACACCAAGGTTTGTCTTTAAAGCTTTCAGGAAAAGTCACGTACGCGCATGATGGGCTCTCGTTTGATGCTAAATTAAGCGGGTCTATAGGTACCACAGAAGACCAAGGCAAAAGATCTTGGGAGAATTACGCAGAAGCTTTTGGTCTTCCAAAAGATGCTTATGGGAAGACCATAAAATCTCTAGGTGAAGAGTTTACACTTGCTGGGATTGACCCCAAGAAAAGAACAAAAAGCATTATTGCTGTCAATGAAAAAGGCGTAAGATACGCATTTGATTATCAGGCTGTTAAGCGCATGTTGTGCCAACCAGCTGTGGAGGTATTATAATGGAAAGAGGCGTAGTATATTTTGATGAGACAACTCTCGCAATGGATAAGGGCCACTATGATCGTGAAACCATAAAGGAGCACTTCTTCGGTATGCACCCTGCTGGCCTAAATTATGCAGCAATTCCGAAAGATGCAAAAATCGCAGCAAAGTTCTGCCTTATACCTGAAAAGCATATTAACCAGCGCTATTCTGGTATTTGGGTTTCTGGCCATCCTGAGTTGGAAAAGAATTCAGAAGAAAACATGCTCTATTTTAGAGATAAAGATGCCTATGAAAAAGAAGACAATATCTCGGATGTACTGCCTTTTCAGAAGGGATCCCAGTACTTCATTTTTGAAGAAGCTGAACAGGAAGAAGAGCTTGAGCATATAAAAGAAGAGCACCAAGGGGAAGAATACACTTGGTCTACGTACGAAAAAGTCGAGCTTCTTTCAGAGTGCTACACTACCGATTTTAGCCTCAAAGAAGAAGCCCTTAGAATTGGGCCCAACGACTTTATAAAGGTTATAGCCCAAAGAGCTAATATCAATGAAAAATCAGGAGTAGCTACTGACGAACTAGAGATAGTTTGCAACGACAGTAGCGGATTCAAATTCCCTACTTTTGCGCCATCGGCTGATTTTGCCGATTATGAATCTGTTTTCTATCTGCAGGCCAAGGACGTCCTTAACAGCCCTTCTGGCGGAGAAAGAATCATGATTTCTATCTTTGCTCATCATGGAATGATTGACTACGGCTATTGCTACTAAGGTCCTATATGACAAAGCAAAGCTTTATCTTATTTGCTTTCTTTCTTTGGGCCTACTCAGAAGGAAGCCCATCCTGTGGACCTAATTGTGATTCTATCCACTATGAAGATGAAGGTCATACAACTGTTCCTTATTTTGGCGGAACAAGAAATGGCATATCCGCTTCATATTACAATGGTAGCATTACTACTCAGACAGAATACAAAAACGATACAGCACTAAGAGTGCAGTTCTTTTACTCTGGCCTGCGTGAAACCGTCAAATTGAAGAATGGAGTTCCAAATGGTCTCGATTCAATAGTTGATGCTAAGAGCAATATTCTTATTCAGATTGTGCCATACGCAGATGGCGAAGAGTCTGGTCCTTCTGTTTTCTTTGATAGCCTAGGAGCAAAGAAACACGGGCTTTATATTGAGGATGACACACTTAACTTAGATGCTTTCAGGCTGGAAAGCTATAGTCACGGGATGCTAGACGGAAAACAACTTGAGTTTAGCCACGGGTACCTAAGAAATATTGTGTGCTTTGATAAAGGAGCCATGGTATTTTCGCAAGACTATTACCCTAGCGGCTTTCTTAAAGAGGAATTCGTGTATGACGCTAATGGTGTTGTAGAGCAGTATCGTAGATGCTCCGAAGAGGGTTTCCTAGACTCTTTGGAGAACTTCTCAGGAAAGATAGAATTCAGATATAAACGCTATCTGAAAATCAAAAATACGTTAATTGGGCGTTTGAGGTGTTCAATGTTTAATCTTAAGAGAGGAAATAGATGATCAGAAGATTTCTTGTTATTATCGATATGCAAAATGATTTTATAAGCGGCAGCCTTAGAAATAAGGCAGCACAGGCTATTGTCGAGCCGATGACCAAACGTATTAAAGAAAGCGACGAAAACGAAGACATTCTTGCGACTATTGACAAACATGGTGAAGATTATCTTTTCACCCAAGAAGGTCAGAATTTGCCAATTGTGCACTGTATTACAGGTTCTGATGGGTTTGCGATGAACAAAGAAGTAGTAGACGCTATTGATGCAAACAAAGCGCTACATCATGCAAAAAGGTTTCGTCTGTTTGAAAAGCAGAATTCCTTCGGAAGCCAAGCCCTCGCAGAATTCCTTAAAGATCAGTACAACATGCACAAAGAAGATGATCTTATTGGCACTTTTGTTGGCACATGCACAGGAATCTGCGTTATTAGCAACGCACTGCTGGTGAAGGCCCTTGCTCCTGAAGTACAGATTAAAGTCGATGCAAGCCTTTGTGCATGTATCAACACAGAAACACACAACACAGCACTTGATGCAATGGCTCTTTGCCAGATAGAAATCCTTAACCGCAAATAGGAAACTATGATTAACATTAAAGTTATTTCGCCCCCGTCAGAAATAGACGATTTTGACGAAGGATCGCCTAGTGACAATGAAGCCACGTATGATATGCAACTTTTGCTTGAAAAGTTTCCAGACAGCACCCAGCGCATCGGTCTAATGTCGCTTCCTGAATCGGTGCACGACACCATCGAGATCCAATGGAAATACGACAACGATGAAGAACTCGTAAAAATCATGTATCTTGTAGGGCATATTCGCGAGAATTTCAATAACCCAATTGCGTTGTATATGCCATATATTCCAAATGCGCGAATGGACCGTGTTAAAAGCACTTCGGAAGTGTTTACGCTTAAGCATTTCTGCAGCATAATCAATTCTTTGAAATTTGATTATGTCACTGTGCTTGATCCTCACTCTTTCGTATCAGAAGGTCTTATCAACCGGATCGAGGTGATCCAACCAACAGCGTATATCAACCAGGCACTTAGCCAAATGCACCGCTGGTCTGTTAAGAAAGAAGATCTAGTAATGTTTTACCCTGATGAAGGGGCAGTAAAACGTTATTCTTCTCTGGTGCAGAACCCGTTCTCCTTTGGGATTAAGAAACGAAACTGGTCCGATGGCAAGATCACCTCTATTGAGGTTCAAGAAGGGTCAGCAAGTGTAGAAGGCAAGCCTGTCTTCATCATTGACGATATATGCTCGTATGGTGGAACATTTACACGCAGCGCACGAGCCTTAAAAGCGAAAGGTGCTACAGATATCTTTCTGTATGTCACGCATTGTGAAGACTCCATATTGAAAGGCGAATTACTGACGAGTGGGCTTATTAACCATGTCTTTACGACAGACAGTATTGTACGCGAAGCAGCTGTTTCGTTGGCTATTACTGTTTTTAAAGAGGCTGAGATTTAATGAATTCTTACAACCCATTGCTTTTGGTGGACTTTTACAAAACCACACATCCCGATCAACATCCGAAAGAGCTGACATTCTTGGCGTCTTACATGACGCCAAGAGCCTCTAGGATTAAATACGACCACATGGTTGTGTTTGGAATCCAAGCTTTTAATAAAGAATATCTTATTAAGGCATTTAACGAGCAGTTCTTTGCCAAAGATATTGAAACAGTTATTGAAGAATACAAGCGTGTACTTTCGGCTACCATTCAAGAGGGGTCCTACAACCCAGACAGAATTCGTCAGCTTCATGCGCTTGGTTACTTGCCTATTCGTATTCGCCAACTTCCTGAAGGTACATTGGTTCCGATGCACATTCCGATCATGGAGATCACGGCTACACACACTGACTTTGCATGGCTTGTCCAGACTATTGAAAGTCTTTATAGCGCAGAAACATGGCATACCATGGTGAGCGCTACAGTTGGGCATATGTACCGTGAGATTGTCAATAAATGGTATGACGAGACCACGGAAGGGGCTTGGAAAAAGCGTGCGCTTGGAGATTTCAGTTTCAGAGGCCAACACTGCGTGCATAGTGCAGCTGCTAGTTCTGCTGGGTGGCTCTTGAGCTTTGTGAATACGGCTACCGTTCCTGCAATCCTTTATTGCGAAGATTTCTACAATTGCCGTTGCGATAAAGAAGAGGTAGGCTATGGGGCTATTTCTACTGAGCATAGCTGCATGTGCACCAATTTTGCTGTCGATGGAGATGAAGAAACTCATCTTCGCAGACTTTTGACAGAAATCTATCCAAACAAGTCTTTCTCGGCAGTAGTAGATACGTACGACTACTGGAAGGTAATCACTGAGATTCTTCCAAGGCTTAAGAAAGAAATCATGCAACATGATGGTTGCTTTCTTCCTCGTGGCGATTCAGGCAACCCAATAGAAATAGTCACCCAGACTGTTTACAAACTTTGGGATATCTTTGGCGGAACAACTAATGGAAAGGGTTACAAAGTCCTTGATCCGCATGTCCGTGCGGTGTATGGCGACGCTATTACTATAGAACGTGCTGATAGCATCTTTGCAATTCTTGAAGAAAACGGGTTTGCAGCGAACAATGTTGTGCTCGGATCTGGATCTTTCTCCATGATGTGTATCGAAGAAGATGGCATTCTAAAACCATTTACGCGCGACACATTTGGAATAGCCAATAAGAGTACATATGGTGAGATCGATGGGCGCCCAATTATGCTCTTTAAAGATCCAAAGACTGATGACGGCACAAAGCGTAGCCAACGTGGTATGTGTTCTGTCAGACGTGATCCAGAGACTGGGGTCATCACCTTTGTCGATGGCCTCACACGCAGCGATCCAGAGGTTAGCGATAACCTGCTTGAGGAAGTCTTCTGTGACAGTCATATGGTTAAAGAGTACAGTCTTGCTGAAGTCCGTGCTAATCTTAACGGCCCCAAAGGGTTTTAATCCTTTGACCTTAGGGGCCACCGTTAGAGCGATCCCGTCGCTCTAACGGACGGTTTAAAGAGAATACCTTTGTGGTATTCTCTTTTTTCTATTGATCAATAAATATCTTACGTCTATTTGCACTTAGATGCATATTAGCACGGATCTTTTCTAGAAGCTCATCCCTTTTTGATTCTGCTTCTTCATATGTGCCAATAGCTAATTCGATTTCATTCATGCCGGTGCTTATATTGGTGAATATACGGCGCATGCCAAGTATGTCTAGCTTGACATCGCACAATGCAAGTTTTAAGATGACTTCTCTTAAGCCTGGGGAAAATTCCTGAAAATCGCTATGTGCTACTTTAAGTTTTACGCCTATCTTATGGCTAAAACCAGCAGCCGGGTTAGGCATAATCCTTATCTTATTTGGAGGAACCATCTCTATAGTATAAGGAACTTGTGTATAATCCATTATTTCTTTTTGCATAAAGCTCATCATGAACTCCATGGGGCATATACTATAAGTTCTATCATAGAAGGAAGCGTTGCTTAAACCATTAAGAGATGTAATTATTTCGGCACCTAATAAAGCGGTTTTTGTATAGACATAATAGAAACCTCGATCTCTTCCAACTTGGTCAGTGTCCATGTCTATAATGTAATTGATAAACTTAGGGAAATATATACTAAGAGTCTTTAAGGTTTCGTCTCTAAGCAGTTGTGCAATAGCATCATTGTCAAGCTCAAGAGAACGAACTGCAGCGCCTAAGCGTCCTTTAACATGATTTATTACATTAGCAGTAGTTATAAACGATTCCATAGGGCCTCTTTGATTAATAAGATGTTAACCGTATAGAAGAAGTACCCTTAGCCAAGCTAAGGGATAATTTATTTCTGTCTAAATTTTAGCGTAGGATCGGGAAAGAATCCAGCCTCTTTCATTTTTTTCTGTCGCACTTTTAAAGATGGGAACTTACTTTTTGTGCTAAGATCAATGACAACAAGATAATCTTTATCTGTGTTTCCAATAAAAACAGAAAGTTTCTGCTTATAGTTTGATACAACAAATGACGAGTTGTCAATAATAAAAATATCAGCCTTCGAAGGATTGTAGACCACTTTGTAACGTATTGGTTTTTGGCACGCTACTTCTCCGGCTGATACTTTAAACTTGGGCGACTTGCAAAGATCTCTGTTAGCCATTCGTTCAAGCGCATTCTTTACATTGGGTTCTGTTAAGTCTGCATAGATAGTATAATCAGACTTAGAAAGATTCGTTAGATCTGTTGATGCTAAAGTCATAACAGATGCTATAACCACGATTCCTTGGATTTCGCTATTAGATGGTTTTTTAGCAAATGCTGTTACAGAAAAGAATGCCAGATACACAAATAAAAGAGAAAGACTAAGATTTGTTTTCATCTTTCTTTGCCTCTTCTGTACTTTCTAAAGAAGAGCTTTTAGAATTACTAGCTCTTACAATAGATATACCTTTAGTGCTTATGGTTATATTACATCTTTTGGATATAGAATAAAATATAAAGCCAAGAAGTAAACAAATAGCTAACCCACTTGGGCTGATAAGAAAAGTATAGATATTGCTTGACACGGCCATTTCTTTGTTGAGCTTTGCAACTTCAACTGTGCAGGCTGTGTACTGCGATTCGGCGCTATCAAGGCGTGTTTCTAAATTCTTGATGGTGGCCTGCTGGCTAGCAATAAATTCTTTATACGGCAAAGCATAACGCAAAACGATAGAATCACTGTTTACGCCCATTTGCGTATCAGTAATTAAAGAATCATTGGTGCTCATAAGTACCTTCTATCGTAAAAGTTCGCGCATTATGTCCTGCGTAATCTTTCTCTTGGCGGTGACGCCTATGATAGCACCCTCGTTATTTCCAAAAGAGATTCCGCTGCTAGTAAGTTTAGATTGTGTTATATCGGATCCTAGAAAATCCGAGAAAACGCCAAGTGGTCCTGCGCCCTCTGAAGCTAGAACCGCTTCCAAGGCTTCGGTAGTTACTAGCATTTCTTCTGCTGATTCATTAGCAGCAATCATTGTAGCGGACCTATGGCTAGGAAATGGTACCCAGTCGTACGCAAAAATTCTAAGAGCCGCAACAAGAAAATTCCTGCGGTCATTAGGATCCTTTATAAGCTTATGGATACCGCGCATAGAGAACGCAAGTATACCACCTTGCTCAATAGCGCCTTTTTGTGCAAGACCTTCTCCCTCGCGCCATGTTAAAATGCGACCAACAAATTTGTTGTTTTTCTGTGTGACATCGAGAATGGTGTGAGACACATTCTTCATGTCAAGCCAAAGTTGGCGGTTCATATCTGGATGTAAAGGATGATTGGCTTCCCCGTACCAACAACGGCGTCTAAGTTGGTCTTGAACAGCTTCGTGTTGAAGAGCTTCGGATATACGAGCACATGGATAAATTTTGCGATTTCTGTTAACTTCGTCTCCATCTTGGAGGCACGCCATGTATTCTATATCCTTATCCGTGGCACGGATAATAGACGGCTTGCTCTGGCCTTGTGAGCTTTGGAGCAAATATATCTGTGGTTCATTTTCGTTGGCCATGGTTCCGTCCTTTATTTATCATAAAAATGTTATTCAAAAACATCGCTCTTAGAAGCTTTGCCTCTAAGAGCTTTGGTCTAAATAAATGGCATCACAAATGCTGGAGACTCCGCTTTGTCTGTCGTATTAATCGCAAAAAGCGTTGAAAGAATGTCCTGAAATTCTTCCATATCTTCTCCAGATGGAAAATCTTCTCGAATAAGATCTTTATTGCCGGTCTTTATAGCATCCAGCATGGCATCTACATAAGGCGTTATAAGGCCACTGTGAATTATCTTAGTCTTAACGTCGGCCATGCTTCGTCCTAACATGGCTTCGGCGCTTACATCTGAAGGCACCAAATCGAACATGATACGAACCTTGTATACAGGACGCGTTTTGTTAAGAATACGGCGATCTTTTTCAGCAGCGAAAGTTATGTACTTACATTCGTCCACTATTTTTACAAAAAGTGAAGCAAGCTTTTCTTGATAAAAATACGTAGCCAAATTCTTTCGAATCTTAGATACGAATTCACGATATTCTTTGTCATCGTGAATTATGGAACGAACAGACTCACGTACTGAAGGGAAAATCATACTGTCTCCGTAATCAACTCTTTTGTTACTAAAGAGCCGTTTATTTCTATGGGTGAAGTTAAAATCAATGAACCAGCTGAACTAAAGTTGTAAATAAATCCTGTATCAAAAGAAGGAATAGAGCCATTTAAGATGCTCTCTATAACACTTTCTACAGTATGGTTTGCAAAATATAACTCTACGGCTTTTCCGTCATTAAAATAATTTGCAAGAAATTCAGGTATCCCGTTTTTAGAATACAAAGGCAAGATACCATTACGAATAGAAAGATCAGCTTCTAAGAAGCTATACAATGGAGCTACAGTAGTATCATGCAAAATACGAATATTCTTTCGTATAACAGGATGAATAAGAATAGCATCAGCTTCTCTAAGATACGTTCTAATATCAAATCTAAGATTAAGAGAAGGACGTACAATAGAAACTTTAAGCGAAGTATCTATTCTGTTAAGGCTTTCTAAATTTGCATTTGTTTCATTAACTTGTTCAAGCTCATAAATAATAGATGGATTAGCAACCGAAAGCTTCCTAAAGTCGGTTATAGCTTTTTCGAGAAGACTGTCTACTAAGGATTTAAGATCTAGGTCAGGGATACTCCCAGATTTTATAGACGAAATGCCGCCATCTGGAAATGGAACACTAGTTCTTGCCCCGAGAGCAGAAGCCTTCGTTGTTGACGCACTTTTTGTAGAAGCCGACTTGTTCTGCAAAGTCTTAACCTCATTCAAAAGTACTTTCAGAAAAAAGATCATGAACGCATCTTCTTCAAGCGCAGTTATGTCGTATATGAGGTTGGCTTTGGCTGTATCTTTATAGTTAAGTCTAAGGTAGCTTATGAATTTGCTAAAACGTTTCTCTAGAAAGTTCATTTTATAATCCTACCGTAAGAATATTAAAGGAATCGTCTCCTGTGGCCTGCAGAATTCCAGGCATAGTATCTTTATTAAACACCCGCTCATCTGGGTATATCATAGCCTTTTCAGTTGCGGTATTTACAGATTTAAGCTCAGTCCCTAGAGCTGTTACAAGTTTTCTAAGCGTTGTTCTAGAATCATGAGAGCTATCTGCAGAATCTCTTTCTTCGTTCGCAAAAGGAACCAAAAAAAAATTTGTGTCTGTTGTCTCTGCTTTTTTGGCAGTGTGCGCTGCTAGCCACAAACCGTGTTTGTAATCCTCTAAGAGCCTAGAATACATACTTTCGCTTAAGGATTTTTTATTTTGGAAAAGCTCTAACGCTGTTTCAGTATCTGCCGATGGCGCTAAACCCTCGCCGCTAGCCACGTCTATTCTTGGTCCGTTAGTGCGCAACATATAAGAGAACGCTAATAAATCTGCATCTTCAAGAGATGAAAGATCACCGCTAAGAAGTAGTTTATTATCTGGTAATAGCTCGATATATAACCCATTAAAGATTGAAGATGCTATTTTGCTAGATGACAGCTTCCAGTATGGAACAGTAAGGCTGCAGAATATAAAATTCGGTTGCATCTGCAACAATTTTGATTTGAACGCTTCTGTTTGAGGGGCTAACCATGCGACATCTTCAGCAACTGTTACGGCACTTTCTGTGTCTATAGCGGAATTTATTGCACTAAGAATTGTTGCACTTAAATTTTTAATATCTGTATTGTCTATAGCTAGAAGAACTGTATGCTCTTCTACAGAGCTGTCCCCATACATATTATCGCTAAGAGCCACTTGTTTAGAAGCCAACTTAGGCATACTAGGATTTTCAAACAAAGCCTCTGGAATATTCTTAATCATTTGGGTCTTTTCCGGTTATGTACTTTACAAAAAGACGTTTGATATATTCTTTACGAGCTTCTGTAGTCATTAGATTACCTCAAAGAAGAGTTCTTTACAGTGTATTTGTATTTTGTTTATATATTAATTATTGAGGTTTAACAAAGGAAATTTAATGATAACAGAAGAAAGAATTGGCATAAACGACAGGCAAGAGCGCTGTCCAGGTATAGTAATACCTGAAGAAGTAACACTTCTAGGTTTTCCAAGCGCTAACCAAGCAGTTGACGTAATAGACGGTTTTATTATGGCAGGACTTAAAAAATGGTCGGTTATAGAAACCCCAGACAAAGAAGACTTTTTAGCTGACATCGGCGACTTCAGCGAGAAACGCTTAGGAGTCAAGTTTGGTTTACGCGGTATCGATAGCCCAGGTGATGTGCTTATAACTAATGGGTTTCAGCCTTTATTCTTTAACCTCAAAGAACAATTTCGACCGAAATTTAACCGAGTATTTGTCTTTACAGAAAGAGGAGTATTCTTCTTTGATTCTTCTTACAAAGATGGTTATAATCCTCCTGAAATGGACTGTCTTGATCCAGAAAAGTATAGTGAGACGAAAGAAATTTCTCCTAGTCTTAAACTTGCGCTTCTGCAATATGTTGTGTTGAACCAAAAAATCAAGATGAACAATGGCGACGTATTCGCTTTCAGTTTATTTAAAACCCTATTTATGTGCGAGGCTTTGGATATGCTTGAACCCTATGCGAAGGCAACAAAATGGTACAAAGAGGCTAGCAATGAACTTTAAAGAATTGCGTAAATGGGCTTCTGAAAATCTGGAATGTTTGATAGCTGAATCATCCAAAACCGGTCGATTGTTTTTTAAATCTGACGATCATAGTATTATTAATTCTGGCGAGGTGACTGATATCACCAAGTTAACAGATATTTCTCGTTTTGCGCCTTCATTCAGGCACCTTTATCTTGACTTAGGCAGTCTTTCACAGAGCGGCCGTTCTGCAATACCAGCATCATTTTCTGTTTCGCGCAGTGATGTTCTTGCATTTGAAAAACGCGCATCTGAAGATGCGTCTATCTTGGCAAGTACTATAACTGGAGGACTAAACGAGACACGTGTAAGGTTTATCCTAAAGAAACCGTTTCACTGGAATTCTGTGACCATCAGGGTAGACGGGCAACGTGCTGTTTATGATCTCATCGACGATTACAGCAAGGATAAAGAGAACAGATGGATTCGCGCTGTGGAGATAAATGTAGCTGAGACAAAGAACCATAACAATGAAACGCCAATAAAAGCATACGCAAGTTGCGAGATTGAAAAATTTAAAGCAGCGGGCATGCCTAATATTAATGAGAGCGGTGCGATATGTCTTGGAGATATGGCGGCAATAGCTACCCTTGAAGCCATCGGCCTTAGCGATATTCTCATGCTGCTTAACAATGTTAATCTCCTTAGTGCGTATGGTAACCTTCATTATCGTTCTAGCCAGGGAAAAGATATAGATATTGAACGTTCCGATTTTTCATCTTCGAATGATTGGTTTAAACACACGTTTTTGTCTCTGTTTAAGAAGCATGATAGTGTATCGTTAAAAGGAGTTGAAGAAAAATGATTCTTCCAAAAAATTTGACAGGCATATCTGTACTGGGTGCTGGCGGTCTTGGGGCCAACCTCGTTCATTTTATTAACAGAACGACGCAGGGTCTTCTCCCCGTTCATGTCTATGACTACGACTTGGTCGAACTGTCTAACCTCAATCGTGTTCCATTAAGGCTTTCTGATATTGGACGAAAGAAGGCCGAGGCTGTTTGCTCTATGCCATTTCTGGACTATGCTACTGGCGGAAACTATAAGGGGTTTGACCGTGCAGTAAACACAGGTCCGGACCTTGCGCCAGAAGGAGAAAGCTATCTTGTTTTAGACACACGCGACACACTTGAAACTGACGCTATGTTTAAAGAAATAGACGTGAAGCTATCATACAACGGTGGCAATATCTGCCAAATATCGTTTAATCCAGAGCCTTCTGCTCATAAGACTCTGTCTGCTCCAGGTGCTCATGGCTATGAAGTAACACCAAGTTTCTATCTTCCACCCGTGATCATTGTGGAATTGTTTTCTATGCTCGCCGGGGAGGTTGTCCCTGTAAGATTCTTTAAAGGCCATGAAACCCGCAGAAAGAACTTTAATAACGAATCTTGCAAGATTTTAGTGAATCTTGAAGATCTTATTTCGAACGCAATCTTGCAGGTAGGAGGAACTACAGATGCAGTGTAAGTATATCCTTAATGAACCTGGGCAGGGCCTCATCGCCAAGATGAAGGTCTTCTGCGATGAGATAGCCGTCGAGAGAGACAGTTTTGACAGAACAAATATCAAGATAACTATGACTGATTGTGCAGCCCTTTTTTTAGAATTATATAAAGAAATGATAGATCCTAGAAGCAAGGTTACGATTAGCACATCTACCGTAGAAGTCGTAGGCGATGAAGAGACAGAAGAAACAATAACCGACTATACGTGCGAAACTGAAGGTTTTGATGAAGTGTGCTTCTTTGCGGCAGTTGCTAATTTCCCGCAGTTGCTGATAATTCTAGAAAGCACCATCGAAGTATTATCAGAGGATTACCACGTCAGACACAAATTAATGACATCCGATTCTTCATTGGTGCTTGGAGAAAGTATGCTTCAAGATATCTTTGATATATTCGAAAATTTCTTTCTTTCAAAGCCGGAAAATCTTCTTAAGATCCAAAGCTACAATTTCTTGATGTTCGACAGTTTCTTTAGTCGTTGGGCTGCTTTTCATCTAGCAGCATGTTTTATGGATAAGACCCTCTATGTTGATTACGTTCTCGGAATAGCCGCTTTGCGCTGGCCTCCTAAATCGTTCAACACATTAGCAAGACAATTAAGAACTACTTTAGGTCTTGAAGCTACCAGAGGGACTTTAGCGTTTTATCAATTATTCGAAGGTGTTAATGCACCTCCAAGAGCCAATGGCTCACGAACGAATTTCTTCGTATCCAATAGTATTGGAGAAATAGCTATTAAAAGTTCAGAAGAGCAATACAGTTATGATATCTGCCATGATGAAGCTACTCTACGTAGAATTATGCGCACTATTATAAAGAAGACACTGACCCATCCAGCAGGAAGAAGCTACACAACAGGTGAGCTTGCGTCCATGGTCGGGTCAGTCAGGCTGTTTAATACAACACAGTCTGGCAACGTAAACACCAAAGTTAGAGGAAGCCTTTTAGGCTTTGCCTCGTAGGAGAAATGATGAAGTCATCTATCAGCGAATTGGACAATGCCACAGTAATCAAACATTGGAACAACCAGAAGCTCACCAATGCACAAGTTGCCGCCAAGTTGGATGCACCTTGGGGTCTTGTTCGCACCAAAGCACGGGCTGTGAAGTCCGTAGCCGAATATCTTACTGTTGCGCGTGAAGGTGGAAAAGAAGGTACCTGGTCTGAACTTGATTCTGAAGTGAAGCCTGAAACAGTTGCAAAGAAATCCGCTGCCACCAGCCGCAAGGTAAGTGGAACCGCACGGACCACGCGTGCTTCGACGTCTGGACGTTTCAAACTGCACGTAAAGTTGCTCAGCAGCTCTTCGTCTGTTGTGGCTGAACGTGACTTTGACACTGCAAATGCCGAAGAAGCCGTGCAGTCTATGCAGAATCTCATGACCGAAAATCGTGTTACCAAGACCGATATGTTCCGTGATGGTGTAGCTATCAATGCTACTGATCTCGCAAGTGGCGATTCCATCACTTTGCGCCCGACGATCTACGCCGGATTTGCAGCGCTCTAATACGAACGCATAAAGGCTCCCATCTGGGAGCCTTTTTTATTTTTAACTCCAAAGGAAAAATATGCCAAAGATTAATTCAGCTGCCCCTAAGGGCTTGTCCGTAGATTTAGAGTTTATCTCTAGAGGCACTATCTATGTGCCCAAAAGCATTGTTGCTATTATGTCTGCATTCTGTCGTTTCGCAAGTGGGAACGAATATGGAATTTTCTTATGTTCCGATATTAATCGTGAAGACTTTTCCGCTACGGTGCAAGATGTCTGGGTTTTACCCGACCAGTCCGTAAGTCCTGCTGCTATTCATTTTAATGAGCATCGCGAAGATATATCGTTTAATACGATTTGCCACAGACATCCCACTGGGTGTAACAGCTTCAGCTCAACAGATAACGAATACATCAACCAGGATTTTGACGTATCATTCATTTTTCAAGAGCACGGAGTTATTAGCGACGCACTCATAAACTTTCAGATTGCGCCTCTTAAGTTCTTAAGGCTCGTATCAGATGTTGTCGTTTTCGATGATGAAACGCATGATGTTATTCCCTATAAATCTCTAGTCCCTGTCTACGGTGGGTACAAGAACCCTGCTGTCTTGCCATTGTCCAAAACAATTGATGCCGAAGAGGAAGTAGCAGAAACAAAGCATGTCGCGGCTTATCCCGCTTATCCAGTTTATGCATCTTATTTCAGTCGTGCAATGCACATTCCGCTAAGCGACGAAGACATAAAACATATGGAAGAAGACGGGGCAACTGAAGAACTCTTCCGGAAGAAAGTGCATATGCCTGCCCCAATAAAGTATGCTCCGCCAAAATTTGCTTCTGAGAATGTTTCTTCCTATGGGAAGAAGGCGCGTGAGCGTCTTCGGCTAATACGCGAAAGATATGGTCTTGGCGGTACTAAGAGACAAGTTACAGAAATGCCTGGGTTTAACAACTTAGACCCAGAGCTTGATATGCTTGAAGACGAACATTTCGAAGATACCTTTGGCAGAGGCCCAGTAGATCAAGAATTTCCTGACTTTGAGCACGATGATATTGGAAATGGGCCATTGTCTCCGGAAGACGAAGAAACAGATGTTGTGACACATGTTGAGCGCCTCATGCGCAAAGGAGTACCGGCTGATGAAGGAAACGTTTAAAACGAAGTTTGGCTCTGG